ATAGAATTATCTTTATATTGATTAACTTGCTCTCTAAATTTTGCATTTGCATTGATTACATCCGTGTCTTGCGCCTCGGTAGCTGCTTTTGCTGCATTTTCCCCGTCTCTCGTAAGAAGAGTAGCAAGATTAGCTTTTGCTTTTTGCTGCAAAACAATATCAGTCGTAGAAATTTTATTTACAGCATCTCCAATTTCTTTTTGATTTTTAGCAGCTTGGTTTGTTTTTATTACTTGCTGATTAATAATAATCTCGTCGCTTTCTTTTTTTAATTTGCGTTGCTCTTCCTTCTCTTTAAGTAATCTATCATCACGTAAAGCTCTTGCTCTTAAAAAATTTTCACCAAAAGATGCAATTCCTTGCGACCACATTGCCGCAGAGTCATCTTTTATTATTGTTGGATTATCGTATGCACTCATATATTATTTTTTACCAAAGTTAATTGTACTAGGAATATTGTTACTTTTACCAAAGTTAATTGTACTAGGAATATTATTACTTCTACTGCTAAAAGAACCTACGGCAGATGCCCCAGTTCCACTATTTGCAGCGCCAACAGTTCCTCCACCTAATCCTCCAAGGGCAGATCCCATTGCTCCAAAAGCGCTCCCCCATGCTCCAGCCTCTGCGGCTTTAGCGCTTGCTTGATTTTGCATTGCTTGTTGTTCTTGACCTGCGGTATAGCCAAGATCTTGACTAGTACGCGCTTCAGCGGCTTGAAACATAAATTGTTGACCAGCGGCCGCATTTTGTTGTAATCTTTGGCCTTCGCTTATTTGTATACCTTGCAACCTTTGTTGCTCAGACATTTTTAATTGATTCTTTTGCATTTCGCCTTGAGCTTTCAATTTTTCATTTTCAGCTTCTTGACTTTCTAAACTAGCCGCAACACCTTTTTTACTTTGTAAAGCTGCTTGAGCTAATGCTGTAGCACCACCCGCACTTCCACCAGTTTCTCTTATGGTATCCAATGTATTTGCTAATGCAATATCGGTTTGTTCCATTTGAATTTCAGCAGATTTAGTGGCTACACCTAAGTTTGCATATGGGTTTGTAATTAATCCAGACAGATCTTTTGCCATGCCGCTAAGATCTTTATCATTAGCGTATGGATTAACTATTTTTGCTCTAGAGGCTTTAATAGCCGCCATTTCTTGTCTTGCTCTAGCGGCGTCATTACGAGCGCCCTTAGCTGCTTGTGACGCTTGATTTGCTGATACTGCTCCTCCTACTAAAGCCACTCCGGCTCCTATACATGCTGCTGCCATATTCTATATTTTTATATTTTTTGATAATTCATAAGACGGATCTTTATCTACGATATAACCCAATTTTTTATGCATACTTAATAAACTTTTATTTCTTCCAATGCTAAGTATAATTTCTTTATCCATTGCGCGTGCAATATCCTCTAAACTTAGTATTAATAACTCTAACGCTTCTACTCTGTCATTCTCTTTGTATGTAGGATCAGAAACAATAAACTCCATCCATGCTACTTTTGAATTAGTTAAATATAGAAAACCCGCCATAATCGGCTTGCCTTCTTTTTCTATTATTAATCCGCCTGTACCATTTAAAGGTAACATTTCTTTTGTTGGGTTGTCTCCCCAGTCTTTCCAATTAGCCCACCATTCAACCAGCATATCCCAATCGGATTCTAAAATTACTCTTGTATTTAATTTCATTTAATTTTATTTAATTAATAAGATGATTTAACAAAGTTTGATGATACTGAATATAATTCAGCATATTGCGGAGACAAAGGCGGCAATGGATTTTCAAAAATCATTGTTATGGTAGTATAAAACCCTTTAATACCATTCATTGATTGACCGTATATTATTTCCCCGTATGTTGGTAAAGTATTATTTATAATAGTACCAAAATATTTATTTTCTTTTCTTTTAAAATTATTTGTAAATAATTGGTTTTCTAAATCACCCAAGTTAAATGAATCAATAGTTTTGCTAATTGGTATTCCAATATCCGTGTTTGAATATATGCTTTCTAATGCCCACCCGGTTGTACCTTCGTAATTAATAGTATTAAAGTTTTTCACAGCCGAAACCTCTGGATTGAAAACTAATGAAACAGATGAATTATATTGGGTAGTATAAAAATTACAATAATTAACTAAATCAATTACTGGATCTGCATAATGTTTCCAAATATTACCATTTTTAAATGTATAATAATTATTTCTTAAACTGCCGGATAAATTGGGTTTATAAGAAAATCTACTAGTCCAACCTAATACATCTTCATCAAATGATAAGGTAGCATAATTCTCGGAATTGTAGGGCTGCATAGAAACAACATATTGTTTATTATGCATATCCCACCCTCCAATAATTTTACCAGCATTGCCTACATTAGATAAATTATCTCTAAAGTAATCTATCATACCTATTGAAGATATTTCAGTTATACCATCTTGTGATAATCTCAATACTACATTTTGATTTCTATCTGTAAAGTATTTTCGATACCCATAAATGGCAAAACTTTCAGGATTGGTACTTATGCCATAGTTACCAGCATATTGTTGAACCTGGCCAATTACTTGAGCTCCTGAAGTAGTCATTGGCTGACCCTCTGCGGAATAAATTGCATCTTTATCAATTAAGGCTCTACTTACTTTTAATTCTTGAAATATAATTAAGTTTGTGTCTTCTGCATATAATTTTTGTATTGAACCAACCGAAGGATCAACACCTCTAGTTATATCTTCTCCAACAGAAAATTGATTTGTATTATTTACTCCCGTTCTAGAATTTAATACACCTGAATATATCAATGTGCTTATTAAATGCTGCTGCTTAGAATCTGGCTCTATTAGGTAGGCCTTAACGCCAAGATCTACATCGGTATTATTATAACCTCCTTGTATTCTGGACTCTTCAACAAACCAATCAGAAGACTGTTCAAAATAAGCATTAGGTATATATGTAAAATCAGCTATAGGCCCAAAAGTTAATACATTTAATACTGACGGAGCGCTATATTGTAATATTGATACCGGCTTATTTAAAGTTATGGTTGTACCATTTACATAGATAACTGAAGGCAACACATTTTCTGTTATACCTATCCACGAAACTAATTGCCCTACATTTATCTCTGGATTTGCGGTAGTTAATACTATAGTAGCACTGTTTGTAACATTTGCAGATAATGTGCTAACAGTATTAATTACATCCACAATACTATCCAACTTTTTCAACCAAAATGAATTGAAATATTTTAATTCTAATGTTGCTGCCATAATTAATAATTACTTGTTTTTATTCTTTTTTAACTTATTTATAATGGTAATGTTGTAAATTCATAAGGAAAATATGCTCCATTAATATAACCAACGCTTTGCTCAATATAAAACAAAACATAATATTTAGTGTTAGGCAATAAGCCTGTTATTGTATAACTTTGTATTGTAGGACTATTTGTAATATTGTAAGAAGTTAAAGGATATATATCTTTGGTAGGCGTGGTGCAATCAGTTGCCCATGTTAACCAGTATGATATTCCAACCCCATCTGCCGTAAACCAAACAGTTGCATCAGTTGTTGTAATATTACTTATATTTCTAATCCGTAAATTACTGCCAAAAACATCATATGATCCAGATAATCTATATGTTATAAAAGGAACAGTATAATAAAATGGGCTTGCGTATCTAAAATCTCTATTATAACCTAATATAGTGCTAAGCCCGGGTAAAGTCACTACTGCTCCGGTGTTAGAAACTTTAGCAGAATTAAAAGCCATATAAAAAGCGTCAGTATTCAAGATATTTTGAGTAACCGGGAATGTTGAATTTTGAAAAGTATAAAATCTATTAGCTATAGGAGGCGCCCATAATGTTTGAAAACTAGAAGTTGTAAAAAATTGGTTTACAAATGTAGCGTCTTTGCTTTGAACATATATATATTGATGAGGCTTCCAAGAAATAGAACTTGTTTGAAATGATTCTTTAAAAGTAAGAGTTGTTCCATTTGGAATAGTATTATTACTAGACAATGTTATTAAACTGCCCGCTGGATTCACATTAGTTATTTGAGTACTAGCATTTAACCATAATCCTTCCGCTAATAATCCATTAATAGATTCAGAAGTAGGTGCTATTGTAACGGAATTTGCGGATGGCTGCGTGCCAACAGATACTATTCCGGTTGATATAAAATTAAATCCAGTTGAAGGGTCCTGCGTTAAATAAGGTACGCCATTTGGATAATTAGTTAAAAATTCACTTAATCCAATTAAATATCTTTCTTTAGGAAAGAAAGGGCCATTGTATAATGGTAAACCAACGCTTGGTGTTGGATATATTTTATTGTAATAATAATTTGCGTCTTCTACAACAGCGTATATACCTAATGCACCAGTAGTTCCTGGGTTGTTAACTCTTTTAATAGCAAAGCAATATTCCCCTGGAGTAGATACTCTTACAATTCCAGTAGTTGCTGCCGGTAAGGTAGAGTCACCATTACAATAAACTTGTATTGCAGCATTCCAATCTGCAACAGTTGTTCCGGCGTTATTTGCGTCTTTAACTAATTGCCATGTGTTATTAGGCGCTTGACTAGATTGTCTATAATAAATTAATAATCTAGCCTCAGCTTCAGCAGAGCCTTCATCAACTCCAGCAGCCTGTGATTGTAATTTAAACCGTAAACTTCCTTTTGTTAAGCCCGTAGGGCTTGGCAAGCTTGGAGGTATTGGATATATCCCCTGCGTTATATTTTGCCAAGATGGGTTTATAATCACGGCCCAGCCTCCACCCGCAATTAACCCGGGAGGCGTAGGTAATTCACTAACTAGATTAGTTGTTCTATCCCCTACATAAACAGCAAAAAAAGTGCCGCCTTCCCAATAATCACCTTGATTATCCCAATATTCTAAATTAGTAGAAATTGTTTCAGGCCCAACTGTTATTGTAAATGAAACGGTATCTTCTAAAGTAGAATAATCAAGATCTATATTTATTAATGGAGATGGCGGGTTTGTAGCAAAGGACATAGCGTCCTGTACTTTAACAGAAATAGGATAAACCCCTAAAGGTATATTAGGATCAATTAAACTTAATACTCCAGTAGCAGCCGTTAAACTAAAATAATTCATATTATTTCCTGATAATATACTAAAATATAGTCCGTCTTGATCGTCAACTTGCGCGGGAATTGATTTATGAGCCCCGTTTGTAGCTGTTAATGTTACAATATTAGTAGCGTTTGCACTAATAACCCTATCATATTGAGAATCTGGCAATAAAAATTTTGGAGCAGCATTTTTAAGTCTACCTGTAAATTGTAATTGTGATGCAATACCTGAGTATGTTGCTAATATTTTAAAAGTAAAGGAACTTTCTGTAGGAGCATTAAAATTAAATAAAAAATCATTTAAAATTTTAACTCTATAAGTCTTAGGTAAAGACCCCGCAACTAATGCAAATTTACTAACAAAATTAATAGGTATTGGGGCTGCATTATTGTAAACAGAAACTAATTGGATGCTATCTAATGTTAAAGCAATATTTGTATTATTTAATACATAGAATTCATCTGTTATATATGGAGAATCATCATATCCAGTATGATCTGGATCAACATCTGAGCCAAGTGGATTTTGTGACTCTCTAAAATCAAATCCAACATCGCTAAGTTGAGAAGCTCCGTCAAAACCAGTATTTACGTCAAAATTAAGATCTGATATATAACCAGTGCTTGCGGTTTCCCAAAATATATCTAATAATGATTCAACGGGTCGGGTTTCATATACGCTCAATGTAGGTAGCATGTTATCAGCAACCTCCCCAATTGATTTAGACGTAGAAACTCTTCCAATTAAAGGATTATTTTCTAATTGATAAAAATTTAATCCAGCAGTGCCTTTTATATTATCTACTGTATTTTGTAAAAAATTAAGATCCGTTGCATACGCAATTGTATTAACCAAGTCAGCTTTTCTAACTGGATAATATTGAATATTTTCTGCTTTTGTTATTATAAAATCTTTCCATTCGCCACCTATAGCATTTGCATCTAATAAGACGTTAGGGGGTGTAAATTTTATTATGCCGGTATTTCCGGTAATATCTATAGGATCTATTTCAATGGAACTTATAACCGTATTTTTAAACCAAGGATAAGGTAAAGATTGCCCTCCTGGAGGGGTTGGATTATTTACTGGTACGGCGGCCTGCACACATTGTATCCCATCTCCAACTTTTATAATTCTCATAAAATTTGCTACTTGACTTGAAATAGAAAATTTTATTGTATCGGCTGTATAATTAGTTACAATATTTTCACCCAATAAAGGAATTTTAGTAGAATAGTTTTCTACTCTTCCATATAATTCAACACTACTTCTGTATTGTGTTTGATCAGGGCCAACTTCATTTAAATCTCTTGGCACTTTATTAATATTATCATTTATTAAAACTATATGGGCAGTTTTATTGGTTTCATTTACAGGAAAATTAGTAATATTTATTCCGTTTTGCAATGAACTTGTTTGGGAAGATGTAGCTCCAAATACTGTTATAGGTAAATTAACACCTGATGTTGGCGGAGTTTGATCTATTGCAAAAGTAGTAGCGTTTATTATTTGATTTACTATTGCCGCGGTTGGAGAAGGTAATATTCCAGATATTGAATCCCCAATCTTAAGCAATGAAGTTGTATATAATCCACCAGGCAAAGTTATTACCGTAGATCCAGAACTCCATGATACATTTGGTATTTGTGTTGTATATGAAGTTGTAGGGTCTGTATATATAACTTGAGAACCAGAGGTTTGTTTATATGGATAGCCATTCAACATTCCTGGAAGATATACATTATAGTAATCTTGTTCTTTTTGTTTTACAACTACTTTATAAGAATACCACCCTATTTGATTTAAACTATATGAATATTTAATATCAGGAGGCGAGTTTGTTCCGGTCCAATTATATATATCATTTATTGCCCCATCGGTTACTAAACTTCCTTCACTTGAGCCTTGCAATACTTTTACATAATCCGTATATTTTCCCCTTAAGTATGTTCCGTCAATAGGAAAGTTTCTTTCAGCGGGTAAGGCAGCTAATGTATAGGTATATATATTATCATTGGTCCCGCTTATTGCCCCTGCCGTTATTTGAAACCCGGACGTAGTATTCCCAAGCGTTGCTCCTGAAATTGTTGCGTATAATCCAGGGGTTCCATTTGGAATACTTCTTGTTGATTTTATTGTATCATTTACTAATAAAGTTAATGCATTTCCAAACCATTTTTTTACGCCTGGAAACAATAAGTTATTTTCAGCAATATATGGAGCATATACAGTTGAACCGCTAAACCCAGCTGTTTTTTCTAGATCTACAGTAGACAATATTACAGATGATTGTCTTCCAAATTTATCGCTTAATATAAACCCAACTTGGTAATTCCTGTTTTGTTTTAATGTGTGGTTAGGGTATTCTATAAAATTAGAAAATATATCATTCTTTGGTTGAATGGATGCATTGTAATTTATAGAAGTAGGCGCATTATAATTAGTATATATATTACCATATATAATTCTATTACTAACTATCTCTTGAGTTAAAGCTCTAGTTGGAATCTTATCATAAACCCTAACAATTTGTTCTTCTGTTAATGTTTTATATGGCTTTTGTGATTGGTATGTATATGTATATATATTTGTATTTAAGTTATATAAATCAGAGACAGGTATTGAATCTAATACTTTAGGTATATTAGAGTTTGATTCTTTGTATAAAATTTCAATTGATTGTATTTTATATGAATTAATAATATTTTTACCAATATCAGGTAATGGAACTAATATTTCTATATTATTAGTGTTATTAATCATCCATTTTATTATAGTGCTTCTATATGCGGCTTGTTCATCACCATTTATGAAATATCCTTTTTGATTTGGAATAAATGCTATTTGTGAAAAAGGAGATAATAAAGAATATTCATTATCGTCAAATTTAAATCTATAACTAAATCTAACATATTTATTCTCTAAATAAGCAGGATCCCCCGGCCAATTAGGATTCTCCTCCTGGTTGGACATTGTGGATATTAAAAATGTTAATGCATCTCCATTGGTAATATGTGGGGCTGGTGTAGCTTGATATAATGTAACAACATTACCAACAACCCCGGTAACAATCATAAAATCATCACCTGAAATTGTATTTGATATTAAAGTCATACCTTTTATAATGCCTGTTGCAGATGCAACCGTAATATTTAAATAAGGCGCCGTTTGAGTTGCGGTAGCAGTCGTAGTAATTTTTTTATATAATAAAGGACTTTCTATAGGCGCGTATTTAGCAACAGATATTTGTACTTCATCTGTATAATAATTTGGATTGGCTATAGCGCTAAAATAATTTATTTTTCTAGGTTGATTTCTATTGTCGGTCCAAAATAGCAATCCTTCTATTAAATTTAAACCTAATATTAAATTTGTTTTAGAAAAATTTAAAAATGATCCTTCAACTAAAGTGCTGTAAATGGCGGTATTAAAATCATATACCGTTATTTTATGCACCGTATTTACTGGAGCTAAATTAATTTCAGCAGGTACTAAGTCTGTATAATTTGTTAAAAATTGGTATATTCTATTATTTTGATTGTCCATGAACATTCCTATGCATTCTAAGCCTACCGCAGTTTCTAATGGTAATTTTATACCATTAACAACTTTAGTTAATTGGTAATTACCTAAAACATTTTGCAATGTACCAATACTATCTTGTTCCGATTTACCAACCGATATATTTAAAGCATCTCTATATTCACTATTTGGTATAAGTCTATCGTCTAAATCTTTATTCATTTTAGATGATAGAAAACTATTTTTTACTTCAGCCATTTATTTTAGTGTTTAATCCATTTCGACTTCCCTCTTAATACTTGTGTAATCTCTTCTAATTTAATATTAGAAAGTCTAATTTTTGTGTTTCTTAACTTTGCTGTTTTTTCTCTACGAAGTCTTTGTACTAAATATTCAGGTTGATTTATACGTAAAGAAATAACAGCGTGAATAATATAAGCATATAAAGCCTCTTCCGCTAATTTAGGCACTTTTGTGTCTAAATCATAAGCCAATCCATCTGATATATATTCTAATACAATAAGTTTATCTCTTAGATCACTACTAAAAGACATTTTACCTTCTCTATCATTTATTGTAAAATAACCATTAATATTTGCATATTGCGGATCTAAACCGTATTGGCGCCCGTAAGCATAATAGTCCCATTGGTATCCGTCTCCATAATTATTTATATTGTTTGCGCCATTTTGTAGGCCAAACAAATTAAGGAAATTATCATTGGCCCATCTTTCTTCTGTTAATGAATCTCCTTCAATATTATCACTAAAATTATCTTGTATAGGAACACCTCGAGTATCTTGTATAGGATTTTCATAAGGGTTTATAGTAAGATTATTTGCTGGATATATTGGGTGTTTAACTCCGTAATCGTCAATCCATGATACCTTAACATAGTTAACATAGTCTTGAGGCAATATAATACTTAAACTGGGCGGTATATTTAATTCCATAGAATGGATGCTTTTTAAAGTATCATAGCTAAACTCTTGCATTGCGCGCTTAGCGTGAAATATTACATCCGTTCTTTTAACATCACTAATTAATTTTCCGGTTCCAACATATGCGACCATAAAATTATTAATAACATCGTTTAAAGTAATATAAGAATAGCTACCATAATTTTCTTCAACGGTGTTGCCATATGCATAACTGCCAGGTATTAATGGATTTCCATAATTACCACCATCTAATGTTTTAAGCTGTACAACTATATAACTATTTAAGGCCGGAGCATTACCTACGGTAAATACAATTGCATTTCCTAAAACAGAATAATTTGCAATAACCTCTGTAAAACTACCTGGAAAACCGGTGGAGCTAATATATAATTTGTAATTATTTAAGGCATAGTCAATATCGTTTGGATCGTAGCCGCCGTAAATTAAATCCGTATTAAACGTTGTTAAAAAAGTAAGATTAGTACCACTTGTTTGTATAAAGCCCTGTGCTCCTTCGTAGTATTGTCTATTTGTTTCAGTAATTAAACCGTTATTAGGTGTTGGCATAATTTATTAGCTTTTTGAATTAATGGTTTCTGCTTGCACTTGTTGCGCTGCAACTTGTACAATTTGAGGATCATTAATAACAATTCCTGAATAAAGTAATATTCTTGTTATTAAATTAGTTTGTTCGCTAGGATGCAACTCGAAGTCTTGAGAGCCAACCGGAGTATACATATATTGATAAGTAGGCGCTGTTGCCGTAAAATTCCATTTTGGATCAGCGGGTTTATGTATATAAGTACAAGATATTCCTGAAGTTATGGTTGTTGGGTATACTTTAATTATTGAATTTTTATATGTATATACCGGCCAATAATTTGAAGGTTTAGTTATTGGGGATAAATTTAGTTCTAATAGCTCATTTGGTTGAACGTATTGGACTTCTTTATCATCATTATATATTACTGTTCCCAACTTATAAAAGTTCGTTACAGGAGGCGAATTAAGTGCCCCTGGAATATTAAATCCACCAGTTGTAGGTAGACAAGTTCCATCTGTTTGAAAAATAGCAATTTTTTGTTGTAGATTTTTTATACGATCACTGTATTCGGTATCATTATCTGGTACTCGAACCTGTTGATTCAAATCTTCAAAATATTCATTAAATATTTCTAATTGAACTTGCGTTGCGGTTTTATTAAATTCATCAGGAGTTAAATAGCCTCTTTGTTCCTTATTAATTATTAATAAAACAGTTCTATAAACCGTGTCTACATTTACCATTTGTTATATTTATTATAATATTTAGGCAGATACTGTACAAATATGCACAATATCTACCTATATATTAGTATTACGTATTATTTTATTTTTTTCTCTATAGACTTGAAAACTTCTATACCTTCGTCAGTCTTAAAGAATGCAGCCATTGCTGAGTATGGATTTTCATCAAATGGAATAGTCATTAATTTTTTATTATTTGACGCCCAATTAAATGTTCTTTGGTCTTGTGATAAAGTCATAATGCCTAATTCAACTGCTCTGATAGCAAGGTTTCTAAGCTGTACGTTTTCATCATTTGCTAATTCAATAAACAAAGAAGGATTATTTCTTGCGAATAAAAGCAAGTCTCTTCTAATTTCTTTTGAACTCATTTCCGACACTTTAGAACCAATTTCCACTCTAAGTATTGCTTCTGCTTGATCAACCTCAATTGCCATTGCGGCATTTAAAGCTTCAACTTGTAATTCTAAAATATCTAATTCATCTTCTGCAACTTCTATAGCGTCAAATTCTGCGTAAAGTTTATTGCGTAAAGGATGATATAAAGATAATAATTTTTGTAAATTTTGTTTTTCTTTTGAAACTCTTAAATCGCCGTTTTCAAAAGTAATATGCCCTATTGTTGCCTCTCCTTTTTGTTCATCTACAAAACAAGAGTCTTGATTGGTTGCATATCTAATTTCTTTTTGCTTCTTTGAATCTTCATCAAAATATAATAAAGCATGTTTTTTTGTGTGCTTACTAGGTATCGTAAGTGTTAAAGGAGTTTCGTCTCCTTTTAAATAATAAATTCTGTCTTTAACTTCCCATGTAATTTCAACGGGTTTTTTTACTTGTTTTTCCATAATATAATATAATTTAATAATTTTTTTTAAAAGAGTAGTGTCTACCCCCGCACTTTCAGCGAGGGTAAACCTACTATGTAACTAATATTAGATACCTTTGAACAATACAAAGTTATTAGCCGCTTGAGTAACTAAACATCTTTCAGACAAGAAGTTTACCTCCATTGCATCAAGAGTAGAAGTTTGTGCTCCACCAGCAGATCCAGTTAACCAAGATTTCATTCTTCTATCGTCAGCTTGAGAAGCTCTATAACGAACGTGTAAGAAAGGTCTACGGATATTTGTACCTAATTGTTGATCGTAAACTGTAGTAGTTCCAGCAGGAATTAATACACCTTCGATTGAATTGATACCAACAATACCTCCACGAGTAGAAGCGTCATTTAAGTATTTCCAGTCAGTTTTATAGAAATCGTAAGATCCTCTACGGAAACCAGAGAAACCTAAGTTCAATGCCATCTCTTCAGAATTTTCAAACAATCCGTAAGCAACTCCACCAGCAGCGCCAGAAGATAATGCAGCAAGCATATCATCAAAATCTAAAGCAGTTTGTCTTTGTAAGAACAACATGTTTTCTTCAATAGCTCCTTGAGTATCTAAGTTTTTAAGGATTTGATCAAATGCATCTAATCCACCAGCAGCAGTAAATCCTACTTCTACATTTCCTCTTGCTTTAATAGCGGCAAAAAGACCTTGAGTTCCAGGTAATTGAGAAGCTTGATAAGCTCCAGCTCCAGTAGCTAAGTTCAATTCACCCTCTACCATAGACATTTCTAAGTAATCTTCAAAACGTAATCTTGTTTCAGATTCAGCTTTTAAGAACCATAAGAAACCACCGGTTCCATCTTCAGTAGCAACTTCAACCCACCCAATTTGAGCCATATCAGATCCGTTGATAACGTATTGATTTCTGATAATAACAGGAGAGTTTGAGTACTGAGTAAGAACAGGATTAACACTATTTCTAGCAGCAGAGTTACCAGCACCAGTTCCAATAGTTGTTCCTTTAGTATAGTCAGAACCATAAACAAACACTTTCAATCCGCTAGCAGCGAATCCTTGAGTTGTAAGAGAAGTTCCTTTGTAAAGTTGTACAGAGAAACTACCAGCAGTACCTACACCTACAGTTGAAGCTGTAACAATACCTTTTGCTTCTAAACCATTTACAGGGTCTAAAATTACAACGGTATCATTAATAGATATAACGTTTGTAGGGCTTCCAGTTGCACTTAAAGTGATTGTACTAGGATTAACTCCAGTACCACCATTTGCTTGAGTACATCCAACGTAAGCAATGTGTAATCTGTTTTGTTCAGACCAAATAACTTGATCAGAAGACATTGGCATTTCAGCGCCAACCATTCTTAAAAATCCTGCTAATGTTCTGTTACCGTAGCGTTCTACTTCAGCTTCATAAATTTCAGGTAAATATTGTTGTGCAAAGTCGTTCCCTGCACCCGTGTTGAACTGTAAATAGTTTGTGTTCAACAATTGTTGCACTTGCGAAGGTATAATACTTCCAAATGTAGGCGTTAATGTTGCCATAATGTTGTGGGTTTAATTTAAAATTTTTTTGTTTGTATTTTTAATTTTGCTGAATCCCATCCACTAACCGATTTTATTTTAAGCCCGCCAACAAAAGTATTAGACGCTTGTCTAGGCACTCCTACGCTTGGGTTTTTAGAATTGGTGATTACCTCTTTAACGGCATCAGCTTTTCCTTGTTCATAAAAATGGCTAGCAATTTTATCAGAATTCATTGCGGTGTACAAAGCTTTATGGTAACCCGGCGCATCTGTTACATTCCCTTCTTTGTCAAGAAACTTTCCGACAAAGGATTGTATATTTGATTGGGTTTCCGCAACTTGAGTTGGATTTTGAACATTATATCTAAACTTTTTTTCGCCTAAGTTAAATTCAAAACCTTTGAATTCATTGCTAAAAAGATTAGATGTTTGTTTTTTAAACATCTCTTGTTGCTGAGCTACTTTGTTTTGCTCGTTATTATATCGATTAAAAAAATCGGTTGCCTTTTGTTGCTCGTTATTAATAGTTGGACGAGATTTAATTTCAGCATAATATTTAGCTTTTGTATCGTCTAAATATTTTTTAGCTTTTGACACTTCTTCTTTAAATGCCAATTTTTTTAATTTAATTTCACGTTCCTCGTCAATATCTTCATCATAATAAAATCTATCTTCTAATAAGAAATCAATCTCTTCATTATCTAAATGAGGTTTTGTGCTTTTATAATATTCTTTTAATAAAGTATTATTGTTTACATTTGAATAGTCTGCATTAAGTCTAACGTAGTCTTCAACCGTTCCTCCAGTTTCTTCCATAAAAGACACAAGTTTCTCGATGTTTTCTGGTAAAGCTTTCCCGGTATTTATTTGCTCGGCTGCATGGTATTCTAATTCTTTAGCAACTTCCTTTGTTTCTTCTTTTATTTCTTCTTCTGAAATTTCTTGAATAACATTTTCAAAGGACCCTTCGTTTCCTTGCTCCACTTTTGGCAATTCCACTGCGGGCTGTTCTGTGCGTAGCACGCCTTCATTTGGGCTTTGTTCTTGAACGGCATCTGGTGTTTCTTTAGGGATTACTACTTTTATTGGCTCTTCGCCAATTGGTGGAAAATTAACTTTAATAGGTTCGTTTTCGCTTAGCATTTTTTTCATTGAAGGTTTTCTAGCTTTCACTTTAAATTCCCCCTCTTGTTTTTCTTGTTGTGACATAATATGATAATATAAAATTGGTTAATAATATTCTTTACATTCCGAAAGGATTGCCATTTCCGCCACCTAGAGCGTCATTGCCTGATTCAAAGTCTTTTGGAAATGAATCATTTTTCCTTTGGTTTATTAATTCTGATTGTTGAGTGGCTTGTATTTTTGTTCTGTCGTCTTTTCTATTCTCTAATTGCGTCCACTTATTAGTTTCAGCTTGTGTTTTTAATTGAGCAAGTTGCATATCATATTGAAATGCTTCTGCTAATAATTGTTTTTTGATTTCGGCTTCTACCTGTAATCGTTGTATTTCAAATTGAGACTTAGCTTGCTCAAGGTTAACAGCTTCTTGAGTTAATGCTTGTTGTTTTTGAACTTCAAACATTGCTGCTTTTTCCGCGCTTTCTGAATTTGCTTGCGCTTGCGCTTGTATATTTGCTAACTGTTGTTGTTGAGCTGCTTCTAATTTCTTTTTTCTTTTTAATTTTAATAATTGATTAGCTAATTTAAGATTTTTAATTTGTCTAATATCTATTGCGTCTTCTAAATCAATTCCGCCACCTTGTAATGAAATCTGAATGTTCGCTTCTAATTGCGCTTTTTCTTCTTCATCAGGTTCAATTTCTAAATAAATTCCAAAATCATGTAAATTTAATTTATCAATTTCTTTTAAAGTTTCTACATTATAAGTTGATATACTTTGTTTTAAAGAATTTTTTGTTAGCGGATATTCTAAACAATCCGCAATTCTTAAGGATATATTTTCACATGTTCTTACCGTTAAATATAAACTAGCGTCTTTTATATGTCTTGTAGCTACATTAGATGCGTTAGCTGCTATTTTTTGTAATCCTACTAAAGCGTTTGAATCTGGTTTGCTGCCATCAACCGCTTCGTTTAATCCGGTGACATCTCTAATCATCTGTAAATAATACTGATAAGTTTGTATTAAACTTTGTATTTTACCTTGACCACTTGATGTCGTTAGTTCTTGGATCGGCACCTTTGCTCTATTCATATCTCCATCCTGAGTTAGAGATCTACCTACAATACTACCTGTTTGAAAGTACATATTTAATGCTTCAGCTGGATTGTAATTTGTGCCATTGCCTAAATCAACTTCCGCTAAACCATCAACATCTAAAAATACACCGTCAGGAACTAATCTTGACATTACTTGTTGTAATTTTAAATGGGTTAATTGTATCATATCTGCAAATGAAATACATTTACTAACAATAGAATCAATTCTACCTTTATACATTCTTGGGGCTACAATGTTATAATTCATTTTAACTTTTGTAGTATCCGCATATGGGCGTGTCATGTTTTCTGACAATTGCCATTCTAACATAGTATTTGTGCCAACAACTTTTGCTCCTGTGTATAGCACCTCTATACTTCTAGAAACTCTTTCAAAATTATCGCTAGTAGGTGGATTAAATGAATCTGTTTTTTCAATAACTTTTTCTAATCCATTTTCTCCGTATTTTATTTTAAATACTTGGTTTACATACGTCTTATATTCAAAATATAATACTTGAACAGTATTTTCATCATAATTCCCCCACCCTTGAATATATTGTCTATTGCCCGGCATTTGCTGGATTTTATACAATTCATCTTCTGATATATCTGGAAATTGTTTTTTTAATTCTGATAGTGTAATTGCTTTAACTTCACCAACATAATATATGTCTTCAAAATTTGGATCTTCAGTATATGAATATATCATATATGCAGGATCCACATAATCTACAACTATTCCTTCTGCTTGATTAAATGATGTTTTAACCGCCGCAATACCTATCGTTGTTAAATCATAATTTAACCTTTTTCTTGTTAAATCGTATTTATTATTTTTAAGAACACTATTTATTGCCTCCTCTTCTGCAATCTCAATAGATTGTTTAAAGGATAATTGCATATGTAATTCTAATTCTTCTTTTGTTGTAGGTAGTTCAGCTGCAGGTACATTAGACTTTGATATATCAATACCGGTATCTTGCATTGCCGCATTAATTTGTGGTTGCGCGTACATGTCGAATGTTAAAGAAGTAGCGTAATCCGTTCTTTTCTTTAAGGATTCAGGGTCTTGGGCATACGCCCGAACGTCATAAGTTTTTTGTGAAATACCATTAGCAACTATATCAACAAATTTTGATAAAATAGGAACTGGTGTCCAATCCAAGTTTAAATAAGATAAATCACCATTTATAGATAATTCATCTTTATATTTTTGAGCAGATTGTTCTCCTCTAGCATATAATCTTAATCTATGAAAATTATTCCAATTTGTTAAATATCTATTACCGTTACCCCTGCCTTGATTAAACCATTCTTGTTCTATAGCACGAGACACTTGTAACCCGTATTCTTCTGATGCTTTTGTTGCATTATCTACTACTTGACTAGGAAAAGCGCTATTTGTATTTGTATATATATTCATTTATTTAATAATTTTTGACGTATTCCCTTTATTATTATATTTTTTAAAACCTAAAGGCACAGTTATTATCTCTTTTTTATGCATAGGTATATACTTATTCTTATTGCACGCCATTATGGCTAATCCTGAGCTTATAGAAGCATCGAAATTTGTTCTATTGTTTATATTAAATCTTGCCCAGTCTTCCAAAGTTTCTTGGAAGTACATTGAACCATACCCATTTTCATTTAATCCAATGTGATCCTCTATATAAGTCTCAATAGCTGCCGCGTGTGCCTGTATTATATCTTGCGATGAATTGGGTATTCCGCCAATTTCTCTTTCTGTAATAGATAACTTATTATATATTTTGTCAGGTCTATTCATTGAATATCCCCTATAACCTCTTCTTTTTAAATAATAAAGTAATCTTGGTTTATTGTTTTCTGCCAGCATTGGCATTCCATAAAATACTAAAGCCATTAAAACATCTTCAAAAAATATTTCTGCTGTCTGTGGTCTAGATATATATTGTAGAAAAAAAGTATTAAGAGGAGCTTCGTCCATTGAGAATTTTGTTAATCCATGTAATGCTCCTTTTGAACCTTTACCATCTGTAGTTCCTGATATATCATAACTATCACAACCAAATGCGCCTAAATGCTCATTGCCAGGAAATTTTCCTCCGTTTTTTAATATTATATTATTTTGTATATTAGGAGATGGTATCCAGGATATTAAAAATCTACCATCTTTATTAGGATAAAATACAACTCTAGTGTCTTGTATTCCATTAACCCATTGAAAGTTACCTCTAGTTAAGGCATTGGTATTTCTTAAATCCGCATTATAATCTATTTGTTCGTATATTTTTGTAAGATTAAACAAAGATTGTTTTGCTTCATCTCTAAACGCGTGTTGTTCTGTTCTTGGAAATTGTCGGTAATATTCGTTTAATCCGTCTGGATCTGACTTTAATCCGTCAACTTCATTTTGCCAATGTTCTATAACTCCGTAATCTATGTCATTACCATCAACCCCTTTTACAAAGGTTTTTGGAGTATCGAAGACAGGTAAGCCATAAGTATCAATGAATCCCTCGTACGACCATTCCATAGGTATGAACAAACTATATAATCCTGAGCTAGTCTGGCCATTGCGGTTTCTTTTTGTGACATCTGAATTGTAATAAAGAACTTTAAAATTTTCTCCTCCTTTATCTAAAGCGTTTGAGGTTGAACCCATCATACACTTTCCAATAATTTTGCTCCCCAACCTTAAAGTTGTTTTTGTTACCCTCCAGTTGTTTAGAATGTTGTCCGGTCTTTCCCACTTTCCGCTTTCATCGTGTACTAATATTTTTAACTTTTCACCATCATAGGAATTATCTCCAGTATTCTTCCAGTCAATTGTAGTATCAAGACCGTCAAGTTCTTCTAATTTTTCATTAGCGTCTAACTTTCTTCTTGTTAATTTTGAAGCTGGAATTCTATATGCTAATTCTGTTTTAGGTCTATCCATACCATCTTGGATAGGTTTAAAAAAGAATGGGTAATTAACTGAAATTGGCACTACCTTATCGGTAAACATCTTTTTTGCATCTGCTCCAGATTTTGATAATATACCAAATCTTGAATCACTTGATATTGTAGCAATATTAACAAGTTCCGCAGAAGACATAAAAGAAAATCCAGAACGTCTATTTTTTAAATAACACATTCCATAACATCTTGGATCTGCTTTACAAGCTTCCCAAAATATAAAGAACAATCTATTTGATTCTCTAAAGTCTGGTGCTCCAACGTCAATTTTGCTCCATTGAAGATACATATAATGTGTACCAGTTATATAAGTAGGTTTTCCATTATTATAAAAGAATAATCCTTCTTCCCTATACTTAAATTCATTATCAATGTAATCGTACCATCTTTCTTTAAAAGCGTCCGGGTGTTTGTTCCAATCAAAAGTATTTTTTATTCTACTTATTTCTTTTGGATAATCCATTTGTTCCCAGTGCTGCTCCTCTTTTAACTTAGATCTTGAATATGGATTTTCGCTTAAAGGTAATGCTATTTTTAAATTCTGGATTTCATATATTTCACCAATCTTTCCAGTCTTACTAATAACAACCATATCATGAGTCTTATCGTAGCCATATTTCCATTTATTTAAACGGTTGTTCTGCCGTATAACACTTGACTTTACATAGTCAGGTACTATTTTGTATAATGATTGCTCGTACATTACTTAGATCTTCCTTCTGCAAATCCTTTAAAAACAGCTGTTGTAGATTCTTTTTCAGATTCGTTCAACATTTTTTCTTCTTCCTCTATTCTACTTAGAATTTCAAAAGCATCAAAAATAGCTAACTTTTTAGTAGCAGCAGCGTTTTTTAATTTATCAGCAGATAAATCATCATCGCCATTATCTAATATAGCTTCTTCAGCAACCTTGATTAGTTCCAATACTGCTTTGTGCCCAGCTTGGATTATATTCGACTTCGTCTCCTTTATATTCATATTTAATTACAATATCATTAGATTTCATACAATAAAGTCGCTGTCCATCAATTACGAATTCAAATTCCCCGTTAGGAGTATATCCTACAAGGTCTCCCTCGTTGATTTTAAGCGCTTCTAAGGACTTATTTCCGTATTTTAATATACCAATAAGTCTTTGCTCTTTATCAAGCTTTAAATAGTCAATATTTTTTAGAGGTTTTATAAAACATCTATTTCCTATTGCCTTCCATTCTTTATCATTTTTATATAAATAAATTTGATCAAGATCACAAAAATACAAATTGTCCATAAAGAACGATCTGCTATTTTTTTTAATACCTTTAATGTCGTAAAATACTCTAAAAACATTATGGTGAATAACTATTAAATCGCCAACTTTTATATCCGTAGAATATGCTAATGGAACTGAAACCACTTCCGCTAAATTATTTACAGATTTAAAACTTTCTATTTTGGTATTTAATATTAAACTTTTGCCATTCACTTTAACTTCATTATCGTATCTTTCGCCAACTGGCTTTACAATAAAGCTAAATACGCTTTTCATTAATATTCTAAATCGTATTCTACAGAGATAGCCATGTTAGAATTAAACTTCTTCCATGGCATTACCTCATCCTCTTTTCTTATGTATATATTATATGATGAATCTTTATGATCTAACTTAATGTAAGCTATTTCATGACCACCATATACTGTTTGCCCTATTGAATAATGCATTGCTTCATTCTTATAGTCAGCACCTATACTTATTTTTCTAATAACAGAATCCATTAATTCACTTCTTCTGCTTCAACCGTTTCTACTTCAGTAGTTTGCTCTTCCATAAAATTGTAAGAACCGTCCTCTAGGTTGATATTAATAGCCCCATATTGATCTTGAAGTTCCATTTTAAAATCTTCTATCGCCTTGTTTACATCTGCAAGTTGGTGCAAAAACGCATGCTTTTGAGACTCTGCTAATCCAATGTTAGTTAATAACGCTTGAAGATCTTTTTGTTGGTTTACAATTGTTTCTAATTGTTCTGCTGTAATTTTGTTTGTGTTTTTCATGTTTATTTAATTTAATTGTTATTTATTATTTTTTTTATTTATGTATTATTACGGATAATAAAATGTCCAAACATTACCATATTCTGTTACATATCTATTATTTCTACTCCACCCTGTATCGTAAGGACCAAGAGCTATAGGGTCAACTGAAATGCTTGTAACATAAAATTGCTCAGAGGCTACATCATAATCTCCTCCGCCTCCCAAGCTAAAAGCATATTGTTCTGCTAAAAAATACCCTTCTGCCCCGTTTGGCACGTTGTATGAAGGAATTTCAAATGTAACGGTGCCAGCCATAGTCACAGGGGGATCTTCAGGTGCGGTAAGATATACTTCATAATTTACGTCGATAATCAATTCATTTGCATCTGATTGAAATGGTACATCTCCATCATTATTAACATATAAATCCACGTACCAATTGCCGTCGTCTTCAGTTCTAACTTCAAAAATAAATGTTACATTGCAATCATTACATCTATCAGCAACATATCCAATTGGGAATCCTTCACTTTGATCTCCTTCTTGAGCAGTAGTTGTGTTTTGAACCCACCCATAGTTTCCATATTGCGTATAAACTCTATCTCCAAGAGCAAAGTTTCCTGCATCATAATAACCAGAAGTATATTCTTCCCCTAAAATACAATCAACAATGACATACGATTCTAATGCTGTTACAGGACAACCTGAATAAGTTGGTCCTATTATTTCTACTTGATCGAGAGGAGTAGATTGTTGTGCCCCTAATAGAACGCCAAAATTAAGAGTTGTAGAATATACATAATTTCCTGTAAAATATACATTTGGATCTACTAATTGTGTTGTATAAGCATCCATAGGTATAGGATCCTCTGAGCACCAATCATCAATTAAATAATAAACATTAGTAGGAACTGGTGTTGCCACTGATGTTGCATTAGGCCAACCTATACCTATCCCTTGACCCCAGCCCATTAGTAAAGTGCTACTATGCTAGAGCAGGTTGTTGGAGCAGCGCCCGCCCCCCCCTCGTTTACAAAAACGTGATCGACTATTACAGGAAAAAAAGTCCCGTTAGGAATGTTTTGAAATACTGTATAATTTGTAGAGCCATTGCCGCCAACAACGCTACATGTTAAATTGCCGCCCACGCCAATGTATAAAGCCGCTGATTGTAAACTTGGCGCTAAAGCACCAGGTGTTCCGGCTGGTGATATATTTGCCGCTCTTGTTCCAAAATCTGGTTGATCACCGTATTGTCCCATAATTTATTTTTTAAATATTCTATTATATATTTCGCTTTTGTTTTTTGTTCCAATTCTAAACTCTAATACAGATTCACCTGGAAAATTGTAATCTTCACCTGGTTCCATAACTTCAGAATTGCCTTCATTATCAATACCCAAAACGGGGAAATCTACGTTTTTCATTGTGATGTCCCCGCTAGGTATTACATTATAAGGTCTATCTTTATCAGGACTATTTTTTTTATAACCTGTTGTTGATAGATTTTTCATTTAGCATTTTTTCATTTTAGCAGGAGTTTTTTTAACCTCTTTCTTAACTTCACTAGCTTTTGGCTTATTTTTAGCAATATTTTTTAGCCTCATAGTTTCGTCTCCTCCACTATAATCCTTACTCCCTTTTTTTCCTTCAGCTAAGTCAGATAAATATTTTCCGCCTTCATAAATTTTATTACCAATTTTTTTAATTGTCTCCATTTGTTTAACCGGAGATTTCTTTTTTTCCTTAGTTTTTGGGTTTTTTGCAGACGGAAGATTTTTTTGTCTCATACTTTCGTCGGATTCACTATAATTTGCACTCCCATGTCTACCTTCAGCCACTTCGCTAAGATATTCCGCGCCTTTATAGATTTTATTACCAATTTTTTTAGCTTTTTCAGTTATAAACTTTCCTGTAGCAGTGCCTGCTCCAGCTCCAACTGCTCCCATAGTTTGTTTAAATGGGGCAGGAATATCACGTCCTGTCTTTGGTTGATTACCTCTACCTGGGTTTTGTTTGTATGCCATTTTTTTTGTTTTTGTTGTTGTTAATTACTTAATTTTTGTGTATATTAATTCTGCAGCTCCTTCGGAGTTTTTAACAATACAACTCAATGTCGTATCATTTACAAAAGTATATTCGCTATTAGCTATCCAGTTATTTGGTTTAAAAATTGTTTTTATTAAAAAATAATCATCATAAATTTTAAAATTTATAACATCAATAGGCTCTCCACTAGTGCCACTTATTTCTTGCACTTGAATATTTCCATTATTATCTTTCCAAAAAAACAATTGTGAGGATTCCTCATTTGGTTTCCAATAACCAATTAGATTATTTGTATTAATTTTTTTTGTATTTGTTAAATTAAAAATAACAAATACGGATGCTATCACAATAACTGCAATTAAAAATACTTTTTTCATAATTAAATAATATTAAATTTATATAATATTATTATTACGTGTATTTATTGCTTTTTATAAGCTTCCATTTCCCAGGGTAGCTTCTTTGATCCTTCTTTCATTTGTGCTCTGGAATATTTCTTTCCTTTCCACATTACATGAGTATCAGTATAATCCAAATCGCCACGTTTCATTTGATCTATATGGATCTTTTCGTGTGATACTGTTTTATTCTTTCTTAATTCTAGAGGTGAAACTTTTTTGTTTATTAAAATAGTACCATTATTTTGCGCCATACCTAATACATTGTCTTCCATGTCGGTACTATATATTGGCGTATTATCACAATCATACGGCATGCCTTTCATTTTATATGCCATGGGTATACTGTTTTAAATTTATTAAATTCCCTATAAATATAAATCTATAGGGAATCTAAAATTATTGTTATGACCAAAGACCTGCTGTAATCTGTACATTTGTATATACAGGAGCCGCAGCAGTACCAGTAACATACGCAGGAACATTAACCGCAACTGTAGGAGTTGTAGGGTTTCCAGTCAAAGCCGTTACAATACCATCTTTTACAGGAAATTGATTTACACCTGTTAATGGGTTTACCAATATCGGAGTAGATGTGTGAGTTAAAACTAATTTTTGTGTTCCAGCTATGGGTGATTGATTAAAATGAATAGCTGTTGTAGTAGCACTAAGTGATTCAACTCTAGCAATTGTAGTAGCGTCAAGTAATGCTGATGTACCTATAGTAAGAGCTGTTGCACTACCAAAAGTAGCCGTTCCAATTACTGGAAATGTAATAAAGTTTGCCATTGTTTTTTTTGTTTTGTTATTTGTTGTTTATTATTTGTTATTTTGCTTTTGCACGTTGAGTGATTGGCCCTGCCTGATATATTGGCTCATCAAACCTAAGTTTAATTCCATTTGGACCTCTATTAGATCCTTTATGTTTAGGGTAACCAGTTGTATCAAATGGTCCATCCCAAAGAGCATTTGCTCCTACCCCAGACATTTTAGCTTCGCTATCGAATTGAGTTTTCGGGTGTTTTGTTTCTTTTATGTTCATAGTTATTGATTTGATAAATCGTAAGTTGGTGTTATTCCTTGTTCTACACTTATAGGCGGTTCTACTGGCTGAGAATCATTCATTGAAAGCGATATAGGATTTATCTCTTGTGGCTGCGGCAACGCAGACATTGATCTATCATAACTGCCCGGAACTTGTTGCTGCCCAAATACATTTTTTACCGTAGCATTATTTCCCGTTGCTTTGGGATTCATTTGTTGTGTTGGTGTATTATAATTCATGATTTCTTGTTTTATCTTTATTTACATTATGTATTGCTGTTGCCATAACAGTATTCATATACGTATCTCCTTTCATTATGATATTTCTATGACTTGTTGGTATATCTTCTTTACCTAACATTATACGATACATTTTGCTTATTAGTTGTTTACACTTAAATGAAACTTTATATATATTATATTTTTGAGTTGTGTGGTTTCTATTTCTCCATACCACGATCCAACCCTCTTTTAATAAATTGTTCCAGCGTTTATTGTCCCAACTATATGCGTAGGTACCTATTTTATAATCTTGTTTTGTAAAAAAATCCATACAATCAAAATAAATTAACAATTCCAAATCGGCATCCGTTAAATTATTATTCCTGCAAGCCCATCTTCGTATTATTCTGTAATGTTTTAATAACCCAAGTTCTTTAATATCTGAAGCTTCTAACTTAATCATAGAACTACAACTATATCACCTAGTTTTATAACATGATAAGTTTCCTTATCTATTTCAATTTTATGACCAGCATGTCGATCATAAAATATTTCATCATTTTTTTTAACCCCAACAACTTCATCCCCAATTTCTAATACTTTAGCTTGTATATATCTAATATCTTCTCTTTGGTTTTCAGCAAGCATTAACCCACCTTTTGTTTTAGTGGTTCCCTCTTTTAATTTTTCTATAATTAGATTTCTACCTATTGCTTTCATTATGCTCTCAAATTATTGATTACACAATCCGTTGACAATATTGTAGTTGCTACAGAGGCTGCATTTCTTAAAGCACTTTTTGTCACCAATAAAGGATCAATAATGCCTGCTTTAATCATATCCACAGTTTCCCCTGTTACAACATTAAGCCCATACCCTATGCTTGATATAACTTTCATAGGCACTTCTTCAATGCCCGCATTATCTAATATAGTATTAAAAGGAGCTCTGATAGAATCTAACAATATCTCCTCACCTATAGAAAACGTGTCTATATTATAAGAAGCGTTTAATAAAGCAATTCCTCCTCCAGGAACAATCCCTTCTTTTATTGCTGCTTTAGTTGCACAAATTGCATCTTCTATTCTATCAGCTTTTTCTTTTAATTCAATTTCTGAATTTGCACCAACTTTTACAATTGCTATTTTAGCCGATAGTCTTGCCAATCTTTTCTCTAATTTAACTACAACGTGAGGTGGATTATTTTCAAGTAATGAATCTTTAATATCATTTATAATATTTAATATTTCATCTGATTGTTCCCCTACGTGAAGTATTGTTTCTTCATGAGATGTTATACTTTTAATGCAATTGCCTAAATGTTCAGGTTGAATTAAATCTAAATCATCTCCAAGATCCTCGTTTATAAGTGTAGCTCCTGTCAACAAAGCTAAATCATCAAAGATCTCTTTTTTATTAATACCATACATTGGAGCATTAATAACATTTATTTTTATATTACCTTTAGCTTTATTCATAGCTAATGCGGATAGTACTTGTTGTTCTAAATCGCCTATGATTAATAAAGGTTTATTATTTTTTATTACAAATTCTAATACCGATTGTATCTGTCTAATAGAATCTACCGGAGACTCTATTAATAATACTAATGGGTTATCTAGTTCAGCTGTTTTCTTTTGAGCATTGGTAATAAAGTGAGAATTTGTTAATCCCATATCACATTGTACTCCCTCAACTATTTCTAAACTACAATCTGGATCTGATGAAGTTTCCATCATCACAATTCCGGTATTGCCTACCGATTTAAAAGCATCGCTAACTAACTTACCTAATTCAGGATCATTATTAGTTGATATTGTTGCAATATTATTTAACATATTATCGTCTACAGTTATAGCCATATCTTCAAGATATTTTATAACTTTTTCAACCGCTTTATTAATGCCTTCTTTAATTTTTCTAGCATTAGGGTCTTCTATATTATAAGCGTTCTTTAAAATAGAATGCGCTAATACAGTAGCGGTAGTAGTACCGTCTCCTGCTTCTCTAACTGTTTTTCTGGCAGCTTCTTTTAAAAGAGTAGCTCCCATATTTTCTACCGGGTCCAGTAAAATAACTGCATCCGCAACCGTTACTCCGTCCTTAGTTATTAGAGGTCTTCCTGAAGCGTCTTCTAAAAGAACACACTTGCCACTTGCCCCTAAGGTTGAACTAACCGCTTTGGTTAATTTTTCTATACCAATAAATACTTTATCGCTGGCTTCTTTACCGAAGCTTAGATTTTTGACTATAGCGTCTGACATAATTTTATTTGATTAAATTGATTTGAATATATTCTATATATTACTTATTTTTAGGGAGATTTACTTACCTTGCCCTTTATAAGCTTTTTTATATAACTTTGAAGTTTTTAACTTGGATGACTTTGTTTTAGCATGAACGCCTGGTCTCGCTATATTTTTTACAATCCTAATAACAGACGCCGTTTGTTTCGCCATAATAAATATAAAATTAATATTAATAAAAGTAACCACAGAATCCAACAGTAATTTGCTTTCTTTTCTATAGTTTTGTTTTTACCAGAAGTATTTTCTGTTTTATTTACTTTAACAGTTGCTACGGAATCTTTAAGTTTAATATTAGACTCTCTTTTGTTATTTGTATATAAAGTATTAACTTTATTTTTTTTGATCTTTAAAATAACGTTTTTATAACTTTTACCATCAACGATAATTGTTTTACTTGAATCTATAGGTGTTATAATAATTTCACTATTGTCAATAGTTGTAACTATGTTTGTAGAATCTGTCTTTTCTTTCTTTTCTATAGTTGTAACTATAACTTTTGTTTCAACTACACTGTCTTTTTTTATATCAATTTTATCTACCTGTACATGCCTACTTGCACAAGAGGTTAATACAATTAAAAATAGTAATATAAGTTTTTTCATTACGATAATATAGTTAATGATATTTCTTTAGCCGCCTGCATTTTTTTAAATAATTTTTCGTATGCTTTTCTTGATTGACCAATATAGTTTTTATTTCTAGATTGACCTACTAATATACAACCTTCAGTGTCGTGATTTGTATTACCGGCATGGATACGAACGCCTTCAAAGTTAGGCACGTTTAATAATAAAGGCATTAATCTTTTAAATCTATTAGATTGGTTGATTATTACTTTATATGTTCCTTTTGGAATAGCGGTTTCCGCTTTAATTTTTACCGGTCTTTCAACATCTTCTAATGTATAACATTCCCAAATGCCATCAATCAATAGTTCCCCTATTGTAGATGTATCAGTCTTGTGTAATCTCTTTATTGTTATCTGCATTTTTTCCTTTTATTTTAAATATTAACCAATCATATATTTTCATTGAGGTGTATACTATTGATATAATCAATAATAATATTTTTAGGCTTGCTTCCAAATTTGTAAGGCTTATTATAAGGGTTAGAGCATTTAAAGTGTAAACGCGAAGACTACATTGATCCATTATCTTTTTAATTTATTAACAATGTCCGTAAATCCTTGAATACCTATATATGCCGTTGATATAATAACCCAATCAGATGAGGTTAAATATCCTGAAAATAATCCGCAGCATGCTACAATAAAAACAGAGAGCTTTCTACTAATCCATTTATTTAATAATATATCTAATTGTTCTTTACTCATATTTACCAAGTTGTTAATGCTGCTCTAACCCAAGTATTTGTCGCAATACATACATATATAAATGCCGCTGTAACTCTTATTTCTCCTAATGTTCCTGCGGCTGTTGCACTTGCAGGTGCTGTATTTAAAGCGCTTAATTTATATTGTGTTGATTTTGTAGTGCCACCTACTATTAAACTATCTACAGCATTAAAAACACCTCCGTCTACTAAAGTAGTTCCCCGTATTACTGTTTCAGTTACTGAACTGTTACCTAAAACAACCTGATTATTTTTAGTCGTAATTGTCTGATAGCCTATAGCTGTACTATTAGTAGGGGCAACTGTCTGCCCAACAACACTCCCTGCTCCTGAACCAAGAAAAGTATTTTGAGAACCACCTACAATAAGTAATCCCGAAATATTTCCTATGGCAGTATTGTTGTTTCCTGTAACATTTTTTAAAGATTGATGCCCAATAGCTGTGGTAAAACTACTAGTTGATAGCAAAGAAGATACAGATTCATACCCTATTACTGTATTTTGATTTCCTGTGTTATCAATTAATGTATCTAAACCAATTCCTATATTAGTAGCGGCATTATTACTTCCTCTCCATATTCTAATTGTGTTTACTATAATATTATCTGTAAAGTTTTTTAATCCTGAAAAAGATTGGTTATTTACTGTAACAACTCCTCTTGCTGCTGTACCTGCATCAGGTAGATTAAATGTATGAGTGTTTATTGTTGATACTATTCCAAAATTTGTACCCGTTGTTCCTGTTGCAAAAGTCTGAGTACTTGTAGTTAAACCGTTTAAAGAAGTAATTCCTGCGGCGGTGCTTACTGAGCCATCTGCCATTAAGTATTGAAGGTTTGTTCCTCCATCTTTTACAAATGATCCACCTACCACTGCTCCTCTTAATCTAGTGATTGTTATTGATGTATTACCAATAGTTACGGTATTTGATCCCGCTCCTATAGCGCCGCTACCAATAACTATAGAATTATTATCTGTAGGATTTAACAATAAACTATTATATCCAACGCCAACATTAAAAGATCCTGTTGTTGTGCTTGATAACGCGCTAGCTCCTGTTGCTGTATTCTGCTCACCCGTTGTATTGCTATAAAGTGAAAATCTACCTACCCCTACATTATAACCCCCAGTAGTGTTAGCTCTTAAAGATTCTTTACCAACCCCTGTGTTACCAGTGCCAGCACCACCGCTATTATTTAATAATACATACATACCTAAAGCTGTGTTATCAGATCCTGTATTATTATTTTGAAGTGCACTTGCGCCTAATGCTACATTATTAGAACCGCTAGTGTTAGCGGCCATAGAAGCATATCCTACAGCAGTGTTAAGTAACCCGCTATTATTGAATTGTAACGCCCCTTGACCGATAGCTACGGTATTCGAAACTGTACCTTGTACAGTTAAAGTATTATAACCAATTGCAACATTACCGGAACCAGTGGTATTTCCAGTCATTACTCCGTTCCCAATCGAAACATTATTACCTCCGGTTGTGTTACTAAACATAGAATTATATCCTAAAGCGGTATTAAAACCTCCCGTAGTGTTAAATGGCATGGTGCCCCGACCAATTGCAATATTGGTGCCGCCTGTGGTATTAACTTTTAAAGCTTCAAATCCAATAGCGACATTATATGTCCCAGTTGTATTAGAAATCAAAACTGAATTTCCTATTGCGGTATTATTTATACCTGTTCCAGCGCCTTTACCAACTGATATAGTATTAACGGTAAGATTATATGCTCCTAAATTAACAGGACCAGTAGCTCCGTTGTAAGGAACATAAGAACCTGGAGGAGTTATTATTGAAGCAAAGTATCCTGCAAGATCACTAATTTCAAAACTCTTTGTTTGGTTTTTTGGTCTACCATTAACTGTAACAGTACTAGACCCAACTATTATATCTGTTGCTAGTATATTTGTGTTTACTGGGTAACTATATATTATTGCCATGTTATTTTGTTTTTAATAAATCAATTTCTGCTTTTAATTCTTTAATGGCGTTAATAAGTGCAAATGTTAAATCACTTGAATTAAAATCATATAATTCAGTTTTTTCTTTATCTTCTTCATTTAACTTTGCTTTATAAGTGTTAACAGTATCAGGGAATACCTCTTTTATTTCTTGAGCTATAATACCTGTGTATTTTTTTCCTTTAGTAGTTCCAGCTAATCCATTGTATTCGTAAGTTACTGGGTTGATAAGTAATATATCTGACAACCCTTTTGTATAAGGAATAATGTTTTCTTTTATTCTTGAATCACTATAAGCGCTCCATGAACCACCACCTGGTTTTGCCGCTGACTGTGCCGCAACTAATGAATAGTTCTCATCACTGCTAAAATAACCGCCATACCCGGATTGAGCAATTCCCCAAACGCCATATCCAATATCTGTACTTCCTTTAACACCGGCTACCTCAGGGCCTTGGCCGATAACAGCTATCTGGGCTTCGGATTGTACTTGAAGCGTGTAATTATTTGATTCTAATATAATTGGTGTATTTAATACAATTGCCCCAGCATTGCACACTTCTTGTAGCGTTGGTATTGCAGGGGCAGGCACTAAGCCAATTATATCCGATATTAAAAATGATTTTGTAGGATTGCCATCGTAATCAAACTGAGTACCTAATACCATGTCTGATAACGTGGGGGTTCCTTGAGGGTAACTATATACTATTGCCATATTGTTTATTAATTTTATATACTTATATAAGTACCATTTATGTATGCCTTGCTAATTGTTGTTAGAGTTACAGGAAGTCCTTGAGTCCATAATCCTTCTCTAATAGGCGAATTAGCTCCTCCTGATTGTTTCAAATAATGTAAGTCTAAGACAGTTGTAATACCAGCAGTGTCTGCATTAAGTATTGTGTGTCCAGTTCCAGTATCTGGGCTAATGTTTGGATCAGCCCATATCCAACCACTAAAATGATTATATCCAAAAGCAGGAGCAAATGGTAATGCAACTTTATATTGACCAGTGCCAAAGTTAGTAACTGTTGTAAAATCAATTTCTATTACAAAGCTAACTAATAATCCTGATTTAATATAATAAGAATTATATGTAGGATAAGTTGCACCGCTTCCGGTAAAAGTCATACCTGTTGCTGTAAACGTTGGCGAATATCTTATATAACTTTCTAATCCAGATGTCCCGCTAACTCCTTGTATGCCCTGTACTCCTTGTATGCCTTGTTCACCCTGTACGCCTTGAGGTCCTTGAATTCCCTGAGGTCCTTGTAAATCACCTACGTCTTCCCATGCGGTTGTTGCAGTATTCCAAACATATAATGATCCATCGGATTCTATTATCCACGCAGTGCCTGGCGTACCAGGCAAACCTCCAGCACCTGCATTAAACGCAGCAAGATCTGGATAAGACCCTAATACTGTTAAAGCAGCCCCGGTCTCTCCTTGGACACCTTGTACACCTTGAACTCCTTGGATACCTTGTGGCCCCTGAGGACCAACAGTACCTTGCCCAACAGTGTCAAGTACATCTTGCATTGTATACCAGTTTTGCATAGCTTGTAAAGCCGCACTTCCTCCGTATGTTGTATCAACGTCTTCACGGACCATGTATACTTTATCTGTTGCTGGTATTATTGACATTATTTCTTTGTTTTAGCTTTTATTTTCTTTGCTTCTGAAAGCATCGCCTTTGTAGGTTTTTTACCACTACCTTTATTCTCTCTTATGTTGTCCCACAATCCGCGTTTGGATGTAGATCCATCTTTTCTTTTTAACAGTTCCATTTGTCTAGTGCTAGTTTTTTTCTTGAAGGTTCACCGTTCGGTTTTGTCATAGGTCCAGGCATACCAGACATTCTAGCGCAAAATGATTTTCTACGCTTTGCATCTTTACTACCTGCTTTTAATTCCGATGGTTTTTTAGTTACCGCTGTTTGTAATTTACTTCCAGGGTTCTCTTTTCTGTAACTTGCAACACCTTTAGCGTTTAATCCTCCTTTAGGATCTTTGCCCTCTTTACGTGTCCAAGCTGCAGTCTTTTTTTGCATAGCTGGACTATTAGCTTCACCAATAGTATATCCGTTATTTTTGCTTGTGCCCAATCCTTGAGGGCCTATCCCTTTTCCGTTCATTTTATTTATGATTTTTCTATTTGAAATGATGATATGCAAGCTCTGTCTGTTGATGTTGTTGTAACCTGTGTAATTATGTAAAAATCAGTTGCTGGAATTGCAACACCATTTATTGCAAGAGTTGAATTAGATGTTGAGGTTGAAAAACTAGTTGTAAAATCTTTTCCGTAAAATGTTGCGCCAGATACCCAAAAGAATCTATCTACTGGAATATACTGAAGACCAATAGGACCATTGTATCTACCTATTAAAGTTGCTCCAACTGTTGTTGCCGCAGAATTTATGTAAAATTCTATTGTTGCAATTGCAACGCTCGCCGCTGTAGTAGTTATAGCGGCATTTAATTTCAATAAATCGCCATCTGTAAATGTACTACTTGGTATTGGCGCCGAAATGCTTTGCAAGGCACCAGCAGCGGTTTGATATGTTGTTGATGCTACTTTATATAGTGTTACACTACCTACAGAATCAATGATATCTTGCATTGTGTACCATTGGTTCATAGCCTGCAAAGCAGCGCTACCGCCGTATGTGGTGTTAGTGCCATTACTAACCATAAATACTTTTTCGTCACTTGGAATAATTGCCATATTTTTTTATTTATTATTTACTTTACTTTATATTTTTTACCACTTTCTTTTTTTGTTCCTTCACCTTCATTACCCCTATTCTGTTTTACAGATTCAAATCTACCATCTTCGTGATCGTAATCCATACCTTTCTTACCGGGACTCTTACGATGCATTCTTTGAGCATGTGCCTTCTTAGCCGTTCTATCATCCGACTTAGCGTATGCAAGATCTCTTACCGCTTTTGCTTTAGCGGCTTTAGGCGATAACTTTTGTTTTAATAAAGGGGATTGACTTCGTAATTGAAATGCCATATCTAAAATTTCTTTTTATAACCAATATTAGCGGTTACGTTAGGTTTCTCTTTACTCATTCCAGACACCCCAACCCCCGCAGAAAATCCACCTTTATTAAAGTTTAATCCAGCGTTGAAGTCTCCGCCTTTAGGGGTTACCGTTCCACCTGCCTTAACATTAAATGCCCCGGACGAAGCTGTTAAAGATGGAGTCATAGACCGCTCATCCTTATTGAAGTCAATATTAGTTTCTATACTGCGCCCCTGTTTTAAAGGTGATTGCGATCTTAGTTTAAATGCCATAGTTATTTTTATTAGTTGCGGATTCAGGACTCGAACCTGGCTCTGGGGTTATGAGCCCCTTGTGCTACCAATTACACTAAACCGCGATATAGAGTATAATTACGTATAGACCCCACAATTTACAGTGCGACATTAGCCTACTATTTTTATATATAAGTACCTAACGTCACACTTTTTAATTAAAAAAAAATATTGTAAAAAATTTTTTATCACAAATATATAAGTAAAGTGTTATATACCAATTTTGTTCGCAGGGACCCCCAACGGAAACGAACTTTGTTTGGCCCACCCCCCCAGTCGATTTCGACTTTCGGAAAAAGGATTTGCCTTTTCGGTCACGGCATGCGTGAGTTGATTGGCACTTATAGGCGGAAGGTTGAGGTGTTGCGCTGCGTGCGTTTGTTATGATGAGTGGCCGTGTGTTTGTTATGATGTGATGTGTTGGTGTATGATATGTTATACGATACGGCATGATACGATACGATACGTATGGCATGCCAGCTAACAGCGTTACCTCATCGCGCTGCATCCGATCTGGTGTTGTGTGTTACTGTAATGCGTGTTACTGTAATGGTGGTTACCGATACGTGGAGCGGAGCGACACGCGGAGCGTGTATAGCAACGCGTATAGCACTCCCTACAGTCCTGATACGACCTAGATATGATAATATATATGTAACAAGTAAACAATAAGACATGAATAGAATAGAAGAGTTAATAGTACAAAAGTATCCATATCAATTGGAAGAGATCTTAACAAAAATAGAGGTTATGAAACAAGACTACGATCAAGACATGTTCTTGGAAGAAGACATCATCGAATCAATACTAATAGAATTAAATATAATATAACATGAAGATAGAATTTACAAGAGAAGAGTTAAATGAGTTAGTGAACGGATTGTATTCATCAAGAGAGTTCGTACTCTCATATGAAGAGGAAAAACCAATCAACACATTAATCGATCGATTAGAAACAATCATTACAACAACCGAGTTATTAACAATAAACAAATAAGATATGAGAAAGTTTACACACGATGAGAAAGTAGTAATTATTAAACGTGTAATTGTCGGTTATCAAATCGTACTCACAAGTATGTTCGTTGTTGGATTTACGAGAGTAGTGATCGGACTGATCATGGGTGAGTTCTCGAATGTGTCGTTCGGGATTTATAACTAATACAAACCGGAGGTGTGAAAACACCGAAGGTGTATAGCAAATGTATAGCATTTGCGTATAGCAAAAACCCTTACAGTCAGGACACGAGGTCAAAATGATAATATATATGAATAAAGAAATTAATAATAATAAATAAATCAAATAAAATGACTTTAAAAATTAATCCTAACTTTAGATCTTTAATTAATTCTATATTAATTAATTCTAATAAATTAAATAATTCTTTTTATATATTAAATAATAATTTAATAATAAATCCAAAAGATCTTGAAGAAGTTGATAAATTATTGACTAGAAATCTTTATAAATATAAAGTCTTATAATCCTCTACAGTCTTAATACGATCAAAGAATGATAATATAAATGTAAGTAAATAATAATAAATAAATAAAATAACATGACTAGAATAGAACAATTAATAGTAAATAAATATCCTAACCAACTTCAAGAAATAAAAGATCAAATAGAACTTTTAAAATTAGACTATGATGAAGAATTATTCTTAGAAGAAGATATAATAGAATCAATATTAATAGAATTAAATATAATATAACTTACAGTCTAGATACGACTAGTAATTGATAATATAAATGTAACAAATAATAAATAACAAATTAAATAAAATAAAGATGAACAAATTTAAAAAAGAAGTAGTAGAAGTAGAAGTAGTAGTTGTAAAAACTAACAAAGAATTATTAACTGAAGCCATCAGTAAATTAAGTCCAGAAGACTTAGCCTTGATCTATCCTAAGATCGAACGAGCTAACTTTGTAGTAAGAAAATCTTGGCTAGGTAGAAATCAAGTAATAACTTTTGTTAACAACAAAAATCAAAAGATAACTTACAATCATGATGAAGTATTAAAAGTCATGTTGCCTAAACTATCTATAATGCCATGTTGGATCAAAAGACAATACTGGTCACAATCTACTGATATGCCAAGTAATGTCAGACATCTGGCTACTGTTGAAGTTCTAGAATCTACTGAAAAGTAGGTTTTAGAATAAAACAAAAATGCTATACACTCTACGGTCGTGACACGATCAATCTATGATAATATAAATGTAATTAAATAAACAACTATGAAAAATCAAATTAAATCAATTGAAGACGTTAAAAACTTTGTACAATATCTAATAGACAATGATCAATTGTATCATTTCGAAGACGATCCGATTGATGTTATTAATATCAATGACGAAGCTGTGTTCACACCGTATGAATGTGACTTGTTAAATCAGCGAGTTGACGAAATATGTGAGCTAAACTTGCTAGAAAGTGCATTCGAGTTCGCACTTGAGCATTTAGCAGCTGAAGATGAGATGCATGTGCAAGCCTGGAGAGAGTCATTAACACAAGAACAATTAAATAGTATATAATATGAAAGATTTAGCCTTAATCGCGCTTGGAATAGCCGCTGGATTCGTAGCATCAGCATTGATAGCAAACAAACAAGAACAGATCAGAGTTGAAGAGCAGGGTAATATACCAGCATTCTATTGGAATGATCGAGTTAACCCACCTCACAGAGGTTTTGAACTAAAAGTTGATATGTATTGGAACGAAACTAAAGATACTATCTACATGGAATATTCATCTGGTCCTGAGGGCGAGTAAAATGTGCGACGTTAGCCTACTATTTATTAACTTAATCGGCTAATGTCACTCTTTTTCAACAGTTGCTTGCAACTACACCGAAGGTGTATAGCATACAGGCCTAATACGGTCTCTTTTTGATAATAATTACGTAGCCTGGCTTTGAAATAGCGTCGGAAGAGTAGACTCCGTCCTACATTATAGCCAAATATACTCGAAAGTAAGGTTTGCCCTTGTTTTTTACTTGAGGGTAGCGATTACTTTTGATCTTTTTAGGTAAATCGTGTATAGCATCCACCCAAAAAACTCTTACAAGATCAACACGAGACTAAATTGATAATATATTTGAATCAAAACAATAATAATTATGACTTTAGAATTAAATAATACCGAGGTTGCCCAATTAAAAGAGTTAATTTATGACTATATCGACCGCATCGGTGGTTTCGATCAATTAAGTGATGAAATGAAAGAGGTTTTACAAGATTTAATAGATGGATAGAGAAGTACTCTATAGCACCTGTATACTATTTAATTCAAGCAAATGAAGTATAACCTTTTTACAATCATAATACGATAGCGAAATGATAATATAAATGTAACAAAAACAAATAAATATATGGAATATAAAGTAGTAGAAAGTAAGGAAATAGTATGGTGTGAGTACGATGATAGATATGTACTAATAATTAAGTCAAATGACGAGATAATTGGGTTAAACTTCATGCAAGGTGACGAACTTGAGATGTTTAAAGAAGATTTCACTTATGTTGATGAGAAGTTAACTGACTTTTACAATGCGGTAAGTCCATACTTAGGCGGATTGAGTGAGCTTGACCGTATTAATCAAGCGATATGGGCATTCCATAGTTATAGAGTATTAAGAGATGAAAGATATTAACAAATAAAAAATAGAAAATATGGAAGAGTACAGTGATTGTTGTGGTGCGGGTAGACACCACATATATGATGAGTTATGCGGTGATTGTTTAGAACATTGCGAGTTTACCGATTGGGATGGTGAAGATGAAAATTAATATTAAAAAGTAAATTATGAAAACATATACAATACAAATTAACGAAAGTTATTCAAGAATAGTAACTATAGAATTGCCAGATGATAGCGATATTAACGACGCTATTGCCGAAGTGCGTAGCGATTATTATAATGAGCTAATAATATTAGATTATAGAGATTTTGATGATGCGGATTTTTATGAATTAGAAAATTATTAAGTATGATAGGAGATAACCAAATTGTAGAGTATATTAATCCGTATTTTCCGGATAGACAAATGTACAAATGTAAGATTGAGGATTCAACATATCACACCGATGACTATGGTAAATTAGTTGATTGGATTGTTGATAAGACTGTTAATGCAGAGTACTATGCGGAATGTAAGCAATTAAGCGACATAGCGTGCGCTAGCTTTATGGCGGATGTAAAATATAAAGATTAATAATAGGAGTTAAGAGGAGTAATGGTAAACTCAGGCCGATCAGTGATGCCCGCAATGTAGGTTCGATTCCTACCTTAACTACAAATTCATTTACAGTCTTAATACGATTAATAAATGATAATATAAATGTAACTAACAAATAATAATATATGAAAAATTCAATCAAGTTTTTAAAGTACAATTTCATTAAGCTCAACGGAGTGCTATACACACCCTACCTTGTCGGCGAACTACCGAACACGTTCGGATTTATAACTAATGACGAAGATCAAGATGGTTATAGTGAGTGGTTTAATTTTAAAGGTTTAACTTATATAATCAAGAAATAGTATGATGTCATTCCCTAAATATAAACAAAACTTGCGAATGATCGGTGACGAAGTGTGGAGCTACTCTACTAATGTTGCAAGAAAAGAAGATGATAAACTAATACAATTAGGTTATTGGTCTGTAACTACCCAGAAACATATTAACTATGTAGCCCGTGAATTAAATCTAACCTTAATAAAAACAGTATGATAGTAATAGCCAGTAATATGAAAGAAGCGTGTCAATTTCTTGAAGAAAAGAAAGCACGTAATAGAGCCAACCGTATAAATGCGGTTAATACAGATGGATTGTGTAAAAGCTTCACTAGTGATGACTACAAAAAAGTTAAAACTACAATGAAGGGTGCAGCCAACCGTAAAGCCAAGACCTTTAGCGTAACTAGATACTGGAATCACAACAACCTAACATTAACAGAAATTAAAAATAAATATTAATATGAGAAGAATAGTATTAGAACAAAATGAAGTAATATCATTAAGTGAAGTAGATAATCGATCGTTTGTAGGTATACAATGGGAAAGCGGGCAGAAATGTATGATTATTAGAACTATAGAGGGATATTGCAGTATAAGCAATGACCATACCCCTAATATAATGAATGTATGGTATGCTGATTCCATACAAGAATACGTGACAAGAGCATTAAATCAAGGTAATAATACAAACTCTAGAGCCTATGCTTTCAATAATACAAAAGAGTTATGTGAATGGATGAGTATATAATAAAAATAAATATATGAAAAAGTTAAACGGATTTGAAAGTTATTTAGTTCTTGAGGGCTTAGCGTCTATGAGAAGAACAATGAAAATGGATATATTAGAAATTCAAGCTGACGGTAAAAACCCTATTATGACTACAGGTTATGTAGATATGGTTATCGACGAAACAATTGAAAAGATTAAAACATTAACCTTAAAACAAAAGTAATGAAAGAGCAGTATATTAAGATGCGTAACAGTAACCAACTAGATATTGGTTTGCTATACACCTATGCTCGAGAGCAGGGCTTAACTATGCCGATCGATCAGTTTGCGGCGGGCCTGCAATTTATGGCTAGTGACGTGATAGAGTATTTAGATCATAAACTTGAGTTAACTTTATTATTTAGTAAAGACGGTAAATTTATAAAAGTAGTAGAATAATGGAAAAAAGATATAAAGATAGCGGATATGGCTATAGAGATGTTGCGGTATTAGTAAGCGCTGGATATGGCGCTGGGTGGAGTTCTTGGAGTATGCCTGAAGAGGCATTGTTTGATCCGGTTATAGTAGATTTTGTTGAAAATGACAAAACCAACACAGAAGAGTTCTCCGAGTATTTAGAAAAAAAATATTCAGAAGTTTTTACAGGCGGAGCTGGTGGTCTATATGTATGTTGGGTACCTGAAGGTAAAGAATTTAGAATAGACGAATATGACGGAGCTGAAAGTTTAGTGCTAAAAGATAATGAAAGCTGGATAACAGCGTAGTTACAATCCTGATACGAATAAGAATTGATAATATAAATGTAACAAATTAAATATAATAATATGAGTGATTTAACTAAAAAAATTAATTTAGTAGGTAGATTTGCTACCTTATCTAAAACTGTAGACTTTGATGATTTTTATTCCATAAATATATGGATTGCACGAGACGAAATTAGTTTACAAGGGCATATTAACCCTACTAATATGAGCTCAGCTAAAAAGCTTGGCGTAGATTTAGTATTTGAAAATGATAGTCAAATGCTTAAGGGTGAGTCTGAAGATGGTAAATTAAGAATCGTTTTAACCTAATAACTATGACAAAAGAAAAATTAGCATTTCAAGAAGCCTTAGCATTCGAAGTATGGATGCGCGAAACTGTAAGATCTGTACATTATGCAGACAACTCTAAAATGGCTGACGCTTATGACAGAGTATTTAATAACGCATTAGAAATAGTAATATATGAAAACGCTAAATCAAAAAGAACTAGACCTAGTTAGGTTAGCCGTGCTTGAAGGAGTACTAGAAACCCAAAATAAATTACGCATTGACTTTAAAATTAGAGAATCTGATTTAACTGTTCATCAAGTAATAAGACTTGAGCAGATCACGGATTTGCTATACACGCTGTTTTGCCAAGTTGTTGAAGAGCGCGGTGTCTTACAGTCCGAATACGAACAATAATTGATAATATAAATGTAACCAATAAAATTTAATAAAATGGATAAAATAAACAACCTGTTTGATCAGGAAATTACAAAAACTATAGATGCTTACCCAAGTATTTATACTAAAGATGATGTTGTTAGCTTATTAAGTAAGCTACGTACTGTAGTATTAACTGAAACCTCTGAAGCTTTATCTAATGCAAACGCTACTCCAATTACTGAAATGGACTTTCAAAACTTTAGCGAAAGTGTAACCAGAGAATTAGAAAACAGAATAAACAGAGGCGATGTTGATGTGCATGACTATTCAAGCGCTGAGTTCAGTATTAACTATCACAATACAATTGAAATCGAAAGTATTGACTTTAATTCTGACGCTGTAACTGATGAATTATCTGATATATTATTAGATAAATTTCAAGAATCATTTGGTAAATTAATAACTAATACTGAAGAATAATGATAGATCTTAGAAAGAATAAAACAGAAGATCAGCCGCTACCTAAATGGTTTAATGGTATGTTATATACTAATGGCGGAATGGTAATGAACCCTTTTAGTCATGAAAGTATTGAATTAACAGCCGCTGAATTAAGTATGTATGATTATATTATGGGTTGTGTTATGTTAAATAAGTATGATGCAACCTTTAATAAAGCAATGAATTGGTTTCGGAAAGCCAATGGTGATGCCTATATGGTATTATTAGATTAACCATGTGTCTTATGGTGTAACGGTAGCACTAATCACTTTGACTGATTCAGTTTAGGTTCGAATCCTTATAAGACAACTAACAATTAAATTTAATAACTATGACTAATGTAAACTTAGTGGAAACACTAACGGTTGATAGTAGCGCTATCTTTGAAGTTGCTTACTATCCTAATGTCGAAAGACTATTTGTACTGTTTAAAAACGGTAAAGAGTATGAGTACTTCAATGTGCCAACTCACGTAATGAATGGTTTAAGAGAAGCCTCATCTAAAGGTAAATTCTTAAACAAATATATCTTAGCTTTCTACAGATTTAAGAAAGTTATTACGGTATAATTGCTATACACGGTTGTCCTGCTGATCCGATCGGTAAGGTAGCGTAGAGGCCGTGTTATTTACAATTGTCTCACATGAGTGGTATAGAGGTTGTAACGCAGGAAACAGTGCGTAATGCTGAATGCGGGATTGGGGTGACCCCGGTCGCGACTCAGGGAGCAGTGAGTTCGTTAAATAAGAACTGTTCAAAATGTTAATCACTCGGGGTTGTGTGAAGTTATACCAGGCTTAGCTAGCTGGTTGCAACCGAAATATGGGATAAAGAAAATAACCGGTCCTCGGATTAACAAAGAACTAAGTGCTGGGCTAAATGGATCTGTTTCAGTCTCCGGGCATTGTCACGGCCGACGGGTTAAGGGGTTCGATTCCCCTTTTAGTTCCTAATAGCTAAGCTGTGTAAAGCACCAGATCTGATAAACTGTGTGAAGCTATAGGTTAAACATTGAATACCTTATCACGGCGGGAATCTATTGAGGAACGGGTGATAAAAGATACTATCAGTAATGGTAGATGTGTTGTTCCCTTGAGAAAGGAATACAGGTGGGTAGATGAAATAAGCTATCAGAACTGCAGATAAAGATGCGGACTGCACAACACAAATGAGTTCTCAGCAAGTAGTTAAAGAACCGTTGTATTACACCTTAATTGGTAGTAATCAACAAACGTCATATTAACTACGCGACCCTAATCATTAAGTGAGCAGCGAGGGCTAACTTGCAAGGCTATAATGATGGGTGCTAAAAAAATTAAATATTATGAGCAGAACAGTAAAACAAGCGTATAGAAAATCAAGAGTATTTGATAAAACATGCAGAAATAATGGAGCATGCTCTTATTGTAGAGACAATCGTTTACATAAGCATAATAAGAAATTAATTGCTTACAGTCTTGATACGATTAAAGAATGATAATATAATTGTAAAACAACAAATATGAAAGAATTAACAACTAAACAATTAGCGGAAGTAAATAAAAATTTAGATAATTACTTCTCATTAGCAACCGACAAAGATATTGATAACGGTATTGCGTGGTATAAGCAAGCACATTATATATGTAAAGATCTTGCTGAGCGGTATAATACTAAGCTAGAAACTGTTGCAAGTATCATTAGTGCATTGTCACCACGTAATCGTTGGCCACAAAATATCAAAGATACCAAAACGGTACTTGATGCTATACACGCTGGCCTCGAGCCTGATCAAGTTAAAGTGTGTACGTTCAACCGAAACAAAGAAAAAGCTTTCTTATTGGGTAAAGAACAAACGTCTATTACTGATAAAAGTTTAAAAACATTCAGTTTTGTTAACAATATTGCAAAATTAGATAATAATTATATTACAGTTGATGTGTGGCATTTGCGTGCTTGTTTTGGTAAAACTATAACAACTAATCCAAGCAGAAAAGCCTATGATCAAATAAGATTATTAACAATCGAAAAAGCTAAACAACGAGGCTTAAACGGTTACGAGTACCAAGCTATAGTGTGGAACGCAGTAAAAAACAATTTTTAATTATGACAGCAAAAGAAAAAGCAAAAGAACTTATAGAAAAAATGAGTTCTAAAAATCGTAAATTTAATGCAATATCTTGTGCATTAATAACCGCGGATGAAGCGGCTAAAATTACAGGTAGTAGATACTGGTATGATGTTCAACGAGAAATACAAAAACTATGAATATATTCTATTTAGATAAAGACCCGGATAAAGCAGCTACAATGATGTATAACAAGCATGTTGTAAAAATGATCCTCGAATCTGCGCAATTATTATGTACCGCGCATATTATGTTAGATGGTGATGATGCAGACGTACCATATAAAATGACTCACAAAAATCACCCGTCAGCAATATGGGCGCGAGAGTCTGCTGACAATTATGCGTGGCTGTACTTTCATATGTTAGCGCTTGGCGAAGAATATACTAAACGTTATGGTAAAAAACATTTAACTATAACAAAATGCGAAGAATGTTTAGGCAATATACCGGGCGGCATGTTAAACTTAGGTTCAACTCCAATGCCTCAATGTATGCCTGATGAATACAAAGTTCCTGGCGATAGCGTAACCGCTTACTGGAATTATTACGAAGCTGAAAAAGTAAAAATACGAAATAGTAACGAAGAAATAAGAACACGACCTAACTAATATGAAAGCAACAATTAAATTTAAGTTACCAGAAGATAACATGGAATTTGCTATACACAATATGGCTCAAGACATGGCCGGTTTACTATGGGAATTAACTCATAATGTAAAGAAAAAATGCGAGTGGGCAGCCGATCAAGTTGATCCTATCAATGCTAATATCTATGACGGAATAGATATAGTGTTTGAAAAAATAACAGAATTATTAAATGATTATAATATTGACTCAGATAAATTAGGATAATGATGGAAAAAGACATAAAAGAACGAGCAAGTGATAAAATATATTCTATATACATGGGATTAATGCGAGAATCGCTAAACCCCGATTTATTCTGGAGCATTGATAAAGATCGAGCAAAAGAATTAATGGTAGCGCAAAACAGAGAGATACAAGTATATAGTTATATATTAAGTTTAATAGAAAAAGATAATAAATTATGAAAATATGGCATATATCAGATACTCATACGTATCACGACTTATTAACTATACCTAAAGGTATTGATATGGTAATACATTCTGGCGATTGTAGTAATCCTAGAGATCCATATAACAATGAACCTGAAGTTAAAGAGTTTATTCATTGGTACAAATCATTACCTATTGAGCATAAGATTTATGTAGCAGGTAATCATGATACCTCTATTGAAAAAGGCTTAGTTAAAAAAATAGATTTTTCTGGGTACAACATACATTACTTAGAGAATGACTATATAGATATTGACGGCATTAAAATATTTGGGTCACCCCATACGCCCCAGTTTGGCCAATGGGCATTTATGAAAGATCGCAATAAACTAGATCGATTCTGGCGCAATGCTATACACGAACCTTGCGACATTATTGTTACGCACGGGCCGCCTAAAGGCATTTTAGACAAGTCTTTTGATCGTCTTAATAATATGGAACCCTGTGGAGATAAGTCTTTATTAAATGTAGTATTAGAGATGCAACCTGCATATCATTTGTTTGGTCACATACACAACTGCAAAGATATTATTAATGCGGGAATGTTAAAACTAAGCGCATACGACACGTGGTTTAGTAATGGATCAGTAGTAACTGATGGCAAATTTGGAAAATTAACTAGTAATGGTAATATATTTGAAATATGAAAGAAGAAACTAAATGTTATTGCGGCCATACTACATATTGCGATTGTGGACCTGAAACACTTGAAGAAGCATCTAAAAGAGCACTTAAAAGTGGTCTGTTTAAAGATGAAACATTGTTTATTGCAGGTGTTAAATGGCAACAAGAACAGATAGGTAAGTCAGAATTTCTACAAAAATTAAGAGCAACTTTATCTGATGCAGAAGCAAGAAGATTAATATTTGAAACATTTAAAAACAAATAAAATATGGAATTTTGGAAAATATGGTTGATAGCAATGCCTTTATGGGTTATTGCATTTAAATTACACGACATTTTGCAACAATTTAAAAAGAAATAATTATGAGTACAACATTTGGAATACCTCAACGGCAGGTAGAATTAAGTAAATTAGTAGATGAAGATAACGAATTGCATGACTACATAGATACTTCATTCTTTGAAAAAGTGTTTTATAGAGGAGGTTACAGTAGATGGTTGAATCCATTATCAAGTAAATTATCTGATGATACTAGAATATTTCCTTTAGATAATTCGGCTCAAGGAATATATACAATAGGAGATGCAAGAAAATTTTTAAAAGAAAAAGAAAATGAAGCCAATTCACAAATTTAATAACGGCAGAGGGGCAACTCTCTGTTATTTATGTAGAACAATTATTACTGTAGGTAAACCTACTAATGATTTGTATTGCGATCGATGCCTAAGTGAAAGAAACCATACTGAGGCTGAGTTTCTAAGACTTAAAGCTAATTTAAAGAAAGCAGATGCTGTTAAAGCTAATTTTACTATGCAAGAATACTACGAGCAAATGGATAAAGAAGTTCATTTTAATCGTGGTAATCTAAATATATAGACTTACAGTCTTAATACGAAAAACAAATGATTATATTAATATAAAAAAAGGATTAGAACTAGAACAATATGTGACGTTAGGTCCTTAATATAATAAAATAGTAAGCTAATGTCCTATGATAGAAATTTAGAATACTTAAACAAAAAAAGAGTGATATACAGACGTGGCCCTATTAATGATAAACCAACACAACAATATGAGTGGGGTTCTTTTTATGAATCAGGTACTACTGAATGTTATGAATTGTTTAGAAGTAAAGCAAAGATACCTACATACAAGTCTCTTAAATGGCATTTATATGTACTTTGGTATCTGAATCCTTCTTTAGATCAAAATGAATTTGAATCTATAGTTAGGCATGTATGTAATAAAAAAAACGGCTTTATAACATTTAATGTTAGTGAGCAATTATTACAGAGCATGATGTATGATGTGTCTTTAAAAGACCTTGATGAACCTCCTTATAATAAAACTCGCAAGATTATATTTAAGGATAACAGTGGATTAACATTAAATGAAAAGTTATCCATTGTAGGACAAATGATTGGTAAAACTAAAAAAGTTACCGAGTCTGATATTTACGATGCAATGCTATACACCCATGATCTAAATATAAAAATTACAATTAAAAAATTAGCTGATCACTTTGGTTGCTCAAGCAGAACCATACATCGCAATATGGGTAATGAACTTAAAAAAGAAAAAGAATTATTAAATCAATCATTATGAAAGAAATAGATGAAACAAAAATAAACAGAATAGAAGTAATAAACCACGCAAAGAATGATATGGCTATTGGTCGTTTATTAACTTTATACAAAGAACTTGACGCTTTTAATACTGTAGAACTATCTATACAAGATGGAGGCAGAACCCTTAAAATATTTTTACAATAATGAAAGATCAATATATAATAATAGACCTTAGAAATATGGATTATTTTAAGGATTTAGAAAATAATTTAAAATATTTTGATACAGAAGAAGAAGCTTGTCTTACAGCAGGCATTTACGAAGTTGAGGATGCTTGGGTAATGAAATTAATTTATAATCACATAGAACAAGAATAATATGAAAAGTTATAACATACAAAATTACATAAGGTATAAAGAAGACATTCAGCAATTTAATAAAGATAATGTTAAGCAAGATTATAGCTTATATTCTAGGGATAAATTGATTGTTTTATTTTTACCATTAGTTGATAGCATCGCTAAAAAGTTTTCTACAACTACCCAAGCATGCGGAGTATTAGATATTACAGATCTTATACAAAGCGGTTCAATTGGCCTTGTTCAAGCTATTGATAGAATAGATTGGGACACAATTAAATACAGTACAAATCAAGAAACTACAATTAAATCTTTTTTATCTAAAAGAATTAAAGGAGCAATACGCCGAACTATAGATATTAATCGAGGTAGCATAAAGATACCAGAATATAAATTATTAGAGATCAGAAAAAACAGTGAGAACGATCATACGTTAGTTGCAATGTTTTTTAATTCTATATTCTTAAGTATTGATGAGCAAATGAATGACGATGAAGATGATCTATTTATGGTATATCAAATTCCAGATCAATCAGAGTTTTATAATATAGAACTAATGAACGCTTATTTAATTAGTCTGCTTAAGAAACATCTTAATGAAAGAGAGTATGAGGTATTAAGATTAAGTTATGGATTAGACTGTGATAAACATTCAGCAAATGACATTGCGGATAAATTAGGCATTGAAGGAGCAAGCGCCTATGTAAGAATTTCAGAGATAAAAAAGCAAGCAATCAAAAAGTTAGTTGACAACGTAGATTCCTCGCAAGTCCTTGATTTCCTATAAGTTAAACTAAAAAATGTTAGCTAAAATAGACTAAATAGTTAACATAATACGTAATTATATAAATAAGAATACTAACTAAATAAATTAAATTATATGGCAACAAAAAAAGAAGAAAATGTACAAGAAACTCTAGAGAGAGATTTCACGCTTAACGAAAAGTTAGCAATAATACAAACAGAGTTTAAATCTAAAAAGTCTAGATTCAATTCGTTTGGTAAGTATAACTTTAGATCGGCTGAAGATATTCTTGAAGCAACGAAACCGTTTTTATTACGACTTGGTGTAACAGTTACGGTCATAGAAGAACTTGTAACATCAAATCAAGGCTTCCCCATCTTAAAGTCTATTGCAACAATTTCCGATGGAGATGGTGCTTTACATGCAGTAGCAATCGTTGGGGTTGATCTTGATCAGAAAGGTATGCAAATGCCTCAGAAGTTTGGATCAGCATCAAGTTACGGTAAGAAATATGCATTAGGTAATCTATTCTTAATTGATGATACTCAAGATGCAGATCATGGTAAAGCGGAACCCGTTGCTAAAGCAAAGCTTGACGTAAGCGATGCGGCTTTTGAAAAAGCTTCACAGTTTATTAAAACAGGTGGCAAGATAGAAACTATTAAAGCAAAGTATGATTTGACTAAAGAAGCAGAGCTAATTCTATATAATCTTTAATATGACTAAAGAAGAAATAATAGAAAAATTAAAAAATGACGAGCATTATTATGGTGAGTTTGGAAAAAACTTTTTAAGTAATTCAAATATATCTGCATTACTTACAAACCCATTATTAATGAATGCTCCTCAAGATCCTAATCCCAATTTTGTTATTGGCGGTTACTTTCATACGGCTATATTAGAGCCTGACAAATTGCATAAGTACAAAATTATAGAAGCCACTACTAGAAATACTAATAAGTATAAAGAATTATCTGAAGGCGAAATTTGTTTACTACAGCATGAAGCAGATCGAATAGAGTTAATGAAAGATACAATGCTAGCGAACGAAGTTTGTAATGGATTAATACGGGGTTTCAATGTTGAATATGAAACTCCAGGCATTGTTGAATTATTTGGCACAATGTGGAAAGGCAAAGCTGATATTATAAATCATGACGAAGGTTTAATTATAGACCTTAAAACAACATCAGACTTAAGTTCATTTCCATATTCTGCAAAAAAATATAACTATGATAGTCAAGCTTACATTTATAAGAAGCTATTTGATTATGATATGATATTTATGGCAATCGATAAAACAACACATCAAATCGGTATATTTGATTGTTCAGATAACTTTCTAGCAAATGGTGAAGATAAAGTTAGGAAAGCAGTTGAAGCATACGATTTATTTTTTAAAACTGAGGACTTTGATCCCAAACAATTTTTAATAACAAAAACCCTTAACTAAAAACAAAAACGAGAATTATGGCAAGTATTATTAAAGCAAGTATTAACTTAAATGAAATTCCAAAGAACAAGATTATAGAAGGCAAGAAAGGTAAGTATCTTCCTATAACTATAACAATTAATGACGAAGTAGATCAATTTGGTAACCAAGGACCTGTAATGGTCGAGCAGTCTAAAGAAGAACGTGAATCTAAAGCAACTAAAATTTACCTTGGAAATGTTAAAGTGGTATGGACGAATGGCGACAACGTTGCTGTTGCACCCAGAACTGATGGTCAATCTGCTCCGGCACAAAGAGCGCCAGCAGCGGTAGAAGATGATCTACCTTTTTAAAGTATAAAGCAGGATGAAGTCTGGACAGCTTTATAACAAGTGGCGTTAGGAGGCACCACTGCAGAGGTTACAAATAAGAATCTCCTTTTATATAGTGTGGTTGCAACCTTTCGAGCCCAACTGCCCTATAGCACACTGTAGTTAGTTAAACCCCATTAATTGGGGTTTTTCTATCTACAAAAAGTAATGAGCCTTACAGTCTTAATACGATTGTATATTGATAATATATATGTAACAAATTAAATTTAATAGATGCAAACAACAGAGATAAATGGTTTTTTGATTGACCAATTCAATCAACACAAGCTTGAAGAGGGTAAGTCACAAGGTATTTGTCCATTGTGTTCGCCTGATAGAAAGCCAAAGAATGAAAAAGCAAAGTGTGCATCTTATGATTGGGATCGCGGTATAGGCACGTGTCATAACTGTAATAAAACTTTTCAACTACATACATATGAACGTAAAGGCAAAAGTGAAAAAGTATATGTTAAACCCGACGTTGCTATACACGTTCCGCCAAGTTCAAAAGTTGTTGAATGGTTTGCAACACGTGGTATTTCAGAACAAACATTAAATGATCTTAAGGTAACTGAAGGCCAAGAATTCATGCCTCAAACCGCTAAACAAGAAAATGTAATCAATTTCAATTATTATGTTGGCGATCAACTTACAAACGTAAAATATAGAGACGGCCGTAAAAACTTTAAATTATATAAAGGAGCTGAAAAAGTATTCTATAATATTAATAGCATTGTAGGGTTTGAATATTGTGTTATTGTTGAAGGTGAGATGGACGTATTAGCACTGCACGAAGCAGGTATTACAAATGCAATATCAGTTCCAAACGGAGCTACATTAGGCACAAACAATCTTGAGTACTTAGATAATTGTATTGATTATTTTGAAGACAAAGATAAAATTATTATTGCAGTTGATTCAGACGTTGCAGGGCAAGCCTTACAAGCTGAACTAGTCAGACGGCTAGGATCAGAAACTTGTTATATTGCAACTTTCGATGATTGTAAAGACGCTAACGAATACTTAATTAAATATGGAAAAGAAGCACTATCACAAAGAATTTCAAGATCAAAACCCGTACCGCTTGAAAATGTTACAACTTTTAAAGACATTGAAGACGAGGTTACCGATTTTGTCAGAAACGGATTTAAACCTGGATTCCAAGTCGGACTGGATAACTTCGACAGTATTTTTTCTACGTATACTGGTCAGTTCATTACTGTTACCGGCATTCCTAGCTCTGGCAAGTCTGATTTTGTTGATCAAATGGTTGTTGGTTATAATGAAAAGTATGGTTGGAAGACTGCGTATGCTTCTCCTGAAAATCATCCAACGTATCTACATGCCCACAAGTTAATGCGTAAAACATGGCAAGGTATGCCTAGAGTTGATGATATTAAAACAGAAAAGTGGAATCAAGTTGCAGATCACGTTAATGATAATTATTTCTTTATTGACATGGAACGTTATACATTAGAATCTGTATTAAGAAAAGGGGCTGAGCTAGTTAAACGTAAAGGAATTAAATGCTTAGTTATTGATCCATTTAACAAAGTAAGATCTGCTGATCCATCTGGCGATGTTAATGTTTATACATTAGAGTATTTAAGTCAGATTGAAATCTTTGCTAAAAAATACGATGTGCTAGTAATGATTGTAGCCCACCCTACTAAAATGTACAAAGATTCAAAAGGTAATATTGAAGAACCTACAATGTACAATATTAAAGGTGGCGGCGAATGGTATGATGCATCCTATCACGGATTATTAGTTCACAGGAACTATGAAGATAAAACTGTTAAAGTTAAAGTGCTTAAATGTAAGTTTCAAAACCTCGGCGAGAATGGCGCTGAATGTCATTTTAAGTGGGAACCTAACTCAGGATGTTTCCTTCCGCATATACCAGCAGTAGGATCTGATGATAAAATGCCCTGGGAATAATGGGTAGTGGATCTAAAAGCAAAGGTACTATAGACATGGGTAATTATACGCCTAACATTAAAGAGCAAGAGGCTTATACATGGTGCATAAGAAACAATATATATATATCACCTAAAGCAAAGAGCACAACAGAATGGTACCTTACTATTACTATTAATGGTAAAGAGTCACAAAGCCCGCCATTTTATAAAAAGATTGATATATGGAAACAACTATATAAATTCTATGTTTATTATTATGATAAATATGCAAATAAGATAGAAGTTAAAACCGTAGAAGATCCAAAAAGTAAGTTAAAGAAAGAAGTAGGAAAACCAAATAACAATTTAAAATTATTCTAATATGATAACAAAGTATGAATCCCAATACAAAGCTTTATTATGGAAATGCTTAACCCGTAGTGTACATAGAAACGACCGCACTGGCGTTGGGTCTAGATCTATATTCAATGCTAGTCTAAGGATTGATCTTAAAGATAGTTTCCCTTTATTAACTGGTAGAAAAATGTTTCAAAAAACTTTTGATACAGAATTTGAATGGCTTATGAATGGCGAAACTAATATACAAAGATTTAGAGATGCTGGCGTAAAGATATGGGATGCTTGGGCTGATGATAATGGAGATCTTGGGCCTGTGTATGGGCATCAAATGCGCAATTTTAACGATCAAAATATAGATCAGATGCAAATGCTTATTAAAAATTTAATTGCTGATCCAGACAGCCGTAGACACATTATAAGTTTATGGAATCCTGCACAATTAAAAGATATGAAATTGCCTCCATGCTATTTATACTTTCAGTTTTTTGTTGATGGCAAAGATCTTAATATGTTTGTTGTGCAAAGATCAGGCGATATGTTCTTAGGTATACCTTATGATGTTGCTTTATTCTCCAAAGTACTTTTATATGTAGCTGATAAAGTAGGGCTGCAAGCTAATTATATAGATCTACAAATTGTAGATGCTCACATTTATGAGAATCAAGTTGAGGCTATACACAAATACTTTGAAGAAAAGAGCTTTGACGCTCCAAAGTACATTTATGAAAACGGCTTATTAACCTTAATAAATTACAAGCATGGCCCGGTAATTTCAGCAAAAGTGGCTATTTAACCTTAAAAACAAAATATGAAAACAAAAAAAGATCAAAAAATGTATTATTTATATCACATACCTGGTAAAAAGATAGGCATGACAAGTAATATATATAGTAGAGTCATTAAGCAACAAGGATATAAGTTTGGTGAATTTGAAATATTAGAATCATCTATAGACTTAGACACTATAGAACAATTAGAAAAACTTTATCAAACCAAATATGGATATAAGAATGATCTTAATTCCTATACAGACGCAAAAAACAGTCCTATTAATCAATTCAAATCAAATAAAACTATGTACACAAATGTAACCCCACAAACAGTAACTTTTCCAGTTCCAATTAAAGATCTAAGAAATTATTTAACAAATGGTATCAATGCAACCTTTGAAACCAACTATGGTAAATATCTTGTAAATCAAGAGCTAATTGATATTATAGTAAAAAACGCAAGAGAATCAATGTTTAGAAGCACAGCTTGTTATATATATAATAAAGTATTATTTGAAGAAACCAATAAGCCCGCTGTTATTGAAGAAGAAACAACTAAAGAAGCTTACTTTGATCCAAATAATGTCTATGATCTTATTAGATTATGGGCGTCAAACAGGGGCATATACAAAGAAGGCGATACAAAAACACAATTCGCAAAATTGCAAGAAGAATCTGGAGAATTAGCAAGGGCTATATTAAAAAAGAATAAACCAGAATTTATTGATGCTATTGGCGATATGGTTGTTGTGTTAACTAATCTAGCCGCATTAGAAGGATTAAAGATTGAAGATTGTGTTACATCAGCTTATGAAGTAATTGCAAGTCGTAAGGGCAAAATGGTTAATGGAACATTTGTAAAAGAAACACTATAATATGACAAAACAAGAAATTGAATTTAGAGATCCGGTTGTACAATCAGTAGTAAACAAATTTGTAGATCGTTCTGATGTAGGCTTTGCTAAGTATGGCAAAACAATGCGTGACGACAAATCTGATGTATTTATTTGGCTTAATCATTTGCAAGAAGAACTTATGGATGCTACATTGTATCTTCAACGTTTAAAAGAAGAAATATCTACATTGCGTGAAGAAAAAGCATTGCTAAAAGAACTAAATGATATTGATGTTATAGATGCTTTTGAACTTCTTAGTGATAAAAAAAAACAATGGAAAGATTCCAAGAAGCACAAGAAGCCTGGAACTGGACGTGGTGATCATTATTCATTTACTATAGATGAACCCGATCATAAAGATTGGAAAGATATAATAGATCAAAGTCCTTTAGTAAATTTTGCAGAATTCTTTCGTCCAACATGCAGAACAACCACTATGCCTGATGCGCAAGATAAGTAGAAAAAAAGGACCAGTAACTTCTAAGGTGGTATCATATGATGGTATCACCTTTAAATCTGGATTAGAGAAGTACATGTATAAAGCATTGAAAGACGCTGGCATACCTGCTGAATATGAAAAATATACATTTGAATTACTACCGTCGTTTACATTCTTAAATGATTGTATAGAAAGACAGGCTAATAGTAAAGGTGATTTTATAAACAGAGGTAATAAAAAAGTTTTAAATTTAAAATACACGCCAGATTTTGTTGGTGATGGATTTATAATAGAAACTAAAGGCAGAGCAAATGATGCTTTCCCATTGCGTTGGAAAATGTTCAAACATTTAATGATGCTAACGAGCGACAATAGATCTTTATACAAACCTCAGTCACAAAAAGAATGTGATATTACAATTGAATTAATTTTAAAACCCAAAAACAAATGACAAAGAAAAAAGCAACACCCATGCCAGAAGTTCCAAACTTTAATCAAGATGATGATAAATATTGGAGTATAACAATTGGATTTTATCCAGGAATATTATTTGGCTTTAGATCGTATGTAGAAAAAGATTTTACAACGCATGTATTATACTTGCCATTTATAGATATTGCATTAGAGATAGATAATTAATAATTAAAAACCAAACATGAGTTTAACATTAGACAAGCAGATTTTAAGTGATATTACAGTATACACTAAATATGCTAAATATTTACCCGCTAAGGAAAGAAGAGAGACTTGGCGGGAATTAGTAACCAGGAATATGGAAATGCACATTGCTAAGTTTCCTGAAATGAAAGAATCAATAACAGCCATATATGAAAATTTTGTATTCACTAAAAAAGTTTTACCTTCGATGCGAAGCTTACAGTTTGGTGGTAAAGCTATTGAGCTTAATAATGCTCGCATTTATAACTGTGCTTTCCTACCTGTTGATAGTATTCATAGTTTTTCTGAGACTATGTTTTTATTGCTTGGAGGTACTGGCGTTGGTTATTCGGTCCAACAACATCAAATTGATAAACTACCTGAGATTAGAAAACCTAATTACGATCGTAAGAAGAAGTATGTCGTGCAAGACAGTATTATAGGTTGGGCAGATGCGGTTAAAACTTTATTCAAATCCTATACAGGAGCAATGACTTCTCATATTGAGTTTGATTTATCTGACATAAGACAGAAAGGCGCATTGCTTGTAACGGCAGGAGGTAAAGCGCCGGGGCCAGAGCCTTTGCGTATAGCATTAGTAAAGATTGAAGCAATTCTTAGAACAAAAGAAGATAGATCTAAACTTACAGATATTGAGTGTCACGATATTCAGTGTCATATTGCCGATGCCGTTTTAGCTGGTGGTATACGTAGAGCAGCAATGATTTCATTGTTTGACCTTGATAGTAATGCAATGTTAAATTGTAAAGCAGGAAATTGGTGGGAAGATAATCCGCAAAGAGGTAGATCAAATAATTCAGTAGTACTTTTAAGACATAAAATTGATAAAAAAACATTTGACAAAGTTTGGGAACGTATTGAGGCTTCTGGATCGGGCGAGCCAGGCATTTACCTTACTAATGATAAAGATTGGGGCACTAATCCTTGTTGTGAGATTGCTTTACGTCCTTATCAGTTCTGTAATTTAACAGAGATTAATATGTCTGATATTGAGGATCAAGAGGACTTTAATGCAAGAGCGTCGGCCGCATCATTCTTAGGAACGTTGCAAGCATCGTATTCAGATTTCCATTACTTACGTGATATATGGAGAAAAAACACAGAAAAAGACGCGTTGCTTGGAGTATCAATGACAGGCATTGCATCAGAATCAAACTTAAAACTAAACTATGAAGAAGCAGCACAAACTGTTAAGGAAACAAATAATATTATTGCAGCGGCTCTTAATATCAACAAAGCGGCCAGAACCACCGCAGTTAAGCCGGCCGGAACGACTAGCCTTGTACTTGGCACTTCTAGCGGTATTCACGCTTGGCATAATGACTATTATATTCGCCGTATGCGCTTAGGTAAGAATGAAGCAATCTATTCTTATCTTGCAATAAATCATCCAGAATTGATTGAAGACGAATATTTTAATCCAACATTACAGTCAGTCATATCTGTGCCACAAAAGGCTCCAAATGGCGCTATAACACGATACGAGTCAACATTAGATGCGCTTGAAAGAGTAAAGCTAATATCTAAAGATTGGGTTAAGCCTGGTCACATTAAAGGTAACAACACGCATAATGTTTCGTGTACAGTTTCTGTAAGAGACGATGAATGGAAAATTGTTGGCGAGTGGATGTGGGCAAATAAAGAATACTATAACGGATTATCTGTTTTACCATATCATGGCGGTACATATAAGCAAACGCCGTTTGAGGATTGTACTAAGGAAGTATACGAACAAATGATGCTAACATTAAAAGACGTTGATCTATCTAAGGTAATTGAAATACAAGATAATACTAATTTTGGTGAGTCAGTTGCCTGTGGACCAGGTGGTTGCGAAATAACATAGTATGATATATATAGAAGACGATTTCTTAGATATTAATCTAATTAATTATTTAAACAATGACAAAACAGACTTCCAGGAAATAAAGACTCCTGGAAAGTCTTTTTGGGTTAAAAAACCTACTGAGAATTTTGTAGAATTAGTTTGTGAAAAGTTATCTAAAATAGAAAACTGTACCATACAACCGATATTAAGTTTTTTTAGAGAGGCAAAAGAAGGACAAGACAATGATTGGAGAATACATAATGATTCTATTATAGAAGGTCAACAACCAGACAGAGCAATAGTATTATATGTTTCAGAAAACAATTATTGTGACTTAAATGGAACCGCTTTTTGGGAACATTGGAAACATGGAGAAAAACTTGAAAATATTACACAGGAAGAATTTGACAGACTATTAATAAAAGACTCTAATGATAGAGATAAGTGGTTATTAAAATCTGTAATAGGTCATAAACAAAATAGATTGTTATCTTATCCATGTAATTATTTTCATAGTAAATATCCTAATGAATTTTTGAATAGTAGAAAAGTATTTGTAATGTTTTATAAAATAGAAAAATGAAAGAAACAAGTTTAATTGAAATGAAGAATAAGGTTGAAGCAATAATAAGAGTGCTCCAACAAGTTATGGACGAACAAAAGCATTTAACAACGTTAACTGTTGGAATGCTGGAAGCCGTCAAATTAATGCCGGGTTATGATGATGCTATCAAAGCTCTAACTGAGCGTGCTAAAGAAAATTTAGAAGCAAAAGAAAAAATCAGTGATGAATTAAAATTAGCAGCTGATAATGCAGTTATAGTAAATTAAATTAAATAGGAAAAGGGAGGCTAATTAAAGCTTCCCTTTTCATTTATGGAACATTAGGTATGGTGCCTAGTCTATATCGTTCCTATTTAATACTTAGCCATTTCTCTTTTTTTCCTTCTGCTTTCTCTTCTTTTAGCTCTAGCCTCTTCTTTTATTTTAACCTGTTCGTCGTAAGGCAATTTACTAATACTGTCTTTTAAAGCTTTTCTATTTTCTTCTCTACTTATTATGCCTTTTTCAATACCTTCTTTTTTTCTTATAGCTTTTGCTTTAGATCTTATTTCTTCATCACCTTTTGGATCTTCTATACCTACTGAGTAAGGTGTAAATCCAACTCCTACCGCAACTCTTTGCCAAGCTTTATTTTGTGAGTTCATGGCTTGAGATACGTTCTCAATTTTATTTACTAAACGATCCATTGGAAAGTTTGTACCAGCTTCTACAAGTTTTCCGGTTACGCCATACATAGGGCCTAAGTGAACTCGTCCATCTTGCATTACACCCCATCCTCTTTCGGTTATAAGATCTTTTTCAAATTTAGTTTGTTGAAGTCCAGTATATACTTTTCTAAGCTTAGATCCAATTGGAGGCGATATATTAGCCCCTTCCAACATAACTTTTGCGTAGTCAGCTTTAAAGTTTTTATCTTTCTCGTCAAGGTATTTATTAGTCATGTTTTTTAATACAGAAACAATCCCACCTAAAAACCCGGTTCCTCTTAATATTGTATCTAAAACACCATCAGCAACACCTATTAATCTTTCATTAGTTGTTTTCTTTTTTGCTTTACCTTTTTCTGGATCTAATTCTTTATCATCATCATCAAAAGCAACCGCAAATAATCCCTGTTGTAAAGCAGCAAATAATGTATTTTGTATTGCTAAATAGTATATTATTTTTGCAACATGAGTTTTCGCGTCTCCCCTTCCGTTTTTAAGATCTAAAAAAGATTTTTTAACAGTACGAGATTGTTGCATTGCGGTATTCTGGAATGTTAATAGTAATCTACCAGCTCCACTTGCTTGTTGCTTTGATATATCTCTTGGATCTCCTGATTGTTGTGTTTCATCAGATACTTTTGTAAAATCACTCCATGCTGCAGTTTCCGCCTCTGCTTCTGTTAAACCTTCTTTTAAATAAGATTTAATTCTATTTCTATAAAACGGGGCACCACCAGAAGCAATAGCAAAACTATCCGCTAATTGTGTTGGGGTATAACCAATCTTTAATAAGTAGGCTATAACGGCAGCAGGTTTATTTTTACTTGTTGCAGCAGCATTAGCTATTTCAGCAGAGGCAACATCTTCTTTTAATCCACCACGTCTTTCTTTCATTTTATCTGAATTCCAAATACGTGAAAAATCTGTCCAATATTGTTTTTGATTTGCAAACGCAATACCTGCGGCAACAGGATTATTATCTCTTAGGTTTAAAAAGTTAACGGCTCCAATTAATTGTAATGTAGCAGATCGAGTATTTAAGAACATAATAGCTCCAGTAGAACCATTTACCCAATTACTCCAAGCACTTGTTTCTTTGTCTTGACCAAAGCCTCGGTTTTTACCGTTGATCATTCTATACAATACATCTTCAATTGCTTCTCGAACATCGGTTCCATATATTGCTTCTACTTTATTTATATTAGCGCCAACAAGTTTACCGTTTTCAAACTTACCAAACATTTCTTCTGAGTTTTCAATAAATTCAGCAAGGAATTTTTTTCTACCAGCTCCTTCTGTAATATTGTGCAAATCTGCTATAATAGTATCAGCATCCCAATGTTGAGTAGGTGTAATCCATCCAGGCCCTTGTCTACCCATTATAATTAATCCATTTTTAAATGAATCTAATTCAGGGTCATTTGCAACAAGAGCAGTAAGTTTGTTTGCATCTCGTTTAGATATACCTGGGATCTCAATACCAGCTTCTGTCCACATTGCAACACGAATAGCTTGATCATATGTAAAGTCTCCATCCGGGGTTAATTTTTCAATTTTCTTTCTAATATTAGGGAATGAACTTATCAATGCTTTATAATCTCTTTTAATAGATTGTCTAGCTGCATCCATCAAATCATTTCCATTAGCGTATGGTTTTAATAACGCATCGGTAAAAAACTTCTTATGCCCCTCACCTATTGTGCCTTTACCAATAAAATTATATAATAACAATTCAAAATCTGCTGCGGAAGCAGGTACATATAAATCAAATAGATTTTTACCAGCTCCTCTTCTTTTTGCAACAATGTCTGAAAATATTTTATATCGCTCTGTTCCTTTATTCTCTTCTATAATTCTATTGAATGTAGGTGATATAACTTTACTAAACTTTTCTCTAGCTTGTTGTATTTTTGATTTTACGTCTAATACGTTTAAAGCATTTTGTACCGCTTCAACATTTGGCAAATGATCATCTGCAAAATAGAAATCGTTATATCCTTCAACCGCTTTTGCAGTCATCCAATCAGCTTTTGCTTGAGCTGTGCTGTTACCCAATCCAGTTATATTTTCTAATGGTATGTCTATGCCTATAGAAGATAAAAATTGATGTATAGGTTCCGCAGAATTTGCGGGTCTTGCCGTAAGTATAAAGAAATTTTCTGGCCCAAACTTAGCAATCATCTTTTTCATTTTTTCAACCATTGGACCTGGTTTGCCGTCAACTACTTTGCTAAATTCAGAAAAATCAAACATAGCACCGTCTTCTAAAAGAGTTGATCCTTGTTTTGCAAATTCAGCACCATTTAGTTTCCCAGTGGTGCCATCGGGCATTGTGTATAATACATTGCTTTTTGTTAAACCAACAGTATCATCAAAGTCAAAAACGCTAATACCTTTTGCTACCTTTGAATCTTTGCTTAAAGATCTAACTGTAGCATCAATGTTATTATTATTTTGTTGATTATAAAGTTTGGAAAATCTAACAAATTCTCTACCTAAATATTGAATTTCTGCATTAGGATCTAAATTAATTAATGAATATAATTTTTTATTTCCTAAAGTTACTATATTATAATATCTAGCTCCTTCTGATAAATCACCTGCTATTCCTATTGTCTTAAATCCTAATGCTCCAATTTCCTTATCCATAGAAACCGGAATTACCGCAACGTTAAAATCTTCCATTACTTTTGCAAAATATCCTTTTCTTTCGCTTTCCGATAAATTACTATTAAATACTTCATGTAATTGAGCTCTAGTTTTATCAACGCTTTTCAAATGCTCATAACGCAATTCTCCAAAATCTTTTGGCCCTGAATTTTCATCAAATATCCATTTTGCAATAGCCGCTTTCCTTAGTGGAGTTTGTTGGTTAGAATTTAAACTTTTCCAAAGCATTGCTTTAGTAGCGTCAGGAACTTTATTTTTAGGATCATAATACCAATCTAGTATTTCATATAAAAACTTTTGATTTTCTATAGCGGTTTCTTTCTTGTTTTTTAAATATTCTGCATTATTTTTATTAGCATATAATTCTTTAGCACTATCCGCAATATATCCTTTTCTATTTGCAGTAAATCCAGGCTCTAAAACAACTCCAACGTCTTTTAAAGCAAATTTTGCCGCTGCCCAAAATGATCCTTTACTAGAATATATTTGATCCGACGCTCTTTTCTTTTTTTCTATTACTGTTCCATCTTTGTCTTTAGCTTTAGCTGGTCTAGGCGTTTGAGGTACTAATTGATTATCTACTATTGTAAAACTATCATCACCAATTTGAGCTTGTGATGCTGAAAAGGTACCAATTTTTCTCAGCCTAGAACTTAATTCTTTATTATTATATATCTTTCCTAAATGAGCTATAAACTTAGAGTTGATTGCTTGGGCTTGTCTAATATCTTCTTGTTGATTAAATAGCTGCGTAACGCTATTTACTGCATTTCCACTTGCGTCTTTTAATTGATTTGTTTTTTGTCTATCTAATTTATTGCTGTTTTCTTCAAGTGAAGCATTAATAAAGTTTTTTACATATTCAATACTTTGTCCTTTTAACGGAAGCGCTAAATTGGGAGTATAATAACTTGTTATATCTTTTGATAAATCTTTTAAATCTTCAATAGATATAGTTCCATTTTTGTATATTTTTTGTACTGCATTAAAAACGTCTTCTTCGTCAGGCGTAATACTATAATTAATATTAGCTAATTCCCGGGCTAAATCAGCAGACTTACTTGCAATATATTCTTTTTGAGATTCAGTAAAGCTATTAAATACTTTAGAATATTTACTATTACCTCTATCTGAATCTTTTTGAAAAGTTGCTGCAAAATTATTCATTACTTCGTAACCTAAACGAGTTTGGTTAGCCGCTAATGCTTCATAAATAGGCCCTTCGTTTTCAAGATCATTGTTTATAATATCAAAAGCGGATTCTTCAGACATTGCTTTTGCTAAAGATTCTTTTCTACCACGTATAGGATTACCGTCAGGACCAATAACTTGGCCTAAATAATCTGCATCGGAAACATTGTTAAATACATTTGGTATTCTTCTAACTAATTCAGACCCAGAAGTTCTTCCGGCTTGATCGGTTGTTGTTTTTTCTCTATCAATTTTTTGTCCAACCCAATCAGGAAAGCTAACCCATCTTCCGTCAATTTGTTTTTGAATTGCTTGTGGTATACCTCCTTGTCCATTAGCTCCCATTAACCAAGTAGTAGTCATATTCTCTAAAACATAACGCTTGTGCTTCATCATGAATTTTTGCAATTCACCATCTTTCTTTCCACCCATTATAGTTTTAAGATCAATGTCAATTTGTTTACCAACCTCGTCTCTAATTTCTGAAATTAATGGTGTTACGGTTCTATTTAATGTTATTGGAGCATCTATTCTTGACTTAACAGTTCTAAGTATAGTTATAAGCTTGTTACTGATTGTTTTTAAGGTCTCTGCTTCAAAAAGTTTTGATTCTAGTGCATTCTTATATTTTGGTTTTTCTTTTACCTCTGAGACAGTTTCTTCGGCTATTAAACTTTTTTCTTCTTCTACGTCTTTTTTAATACCACCTTTAGTTGCTCCTTCAATACCTAGTTCATATGCTAAAGCATTTGCTCTAAGATTTAAACGAGAACTAATAAACTTATCTAAAGACTGTTTAGATGGGTCAAACTCATTATTAATTAATAATGATGCACTTTGTAACAATGCATTTTTATACTCATCTCTACTAACTCCTCTTTTAGCATCCGCCGCAATAGGGTCATATAGTCTTCTTGTTATAGTTTCTACCGCTCCGCCAAGTTCTTTACCTATTACAGATTTTGCAAAATCATTTGTAGCGTTTCCTGATGGAGTATATCTTAATCCTTCAGAGGCCATTTTTTTAGGATCGCTATTGTATTTAGTATCTAATAAGTTTTGTAAATTAGCTTTACTTTTAATAACAGTTTCTTTAGTTTCTGTTTTTTGAGTTTTTGGCTTTTCAGTTTTTGCAGCAGTTTCAACTTTAGGAGCAGCTTCCGCTTTCTTTAAGTCTTCTTTATAAGTTTTTAGTCGATTAGTATAATCGTCGTAGTCAATATCGTTATTATCAAACTGATCTTCTAGTTTGTCAATTTTTTGTTTGATTTCTTCTACCGTTACTTTAGATTCTTTTTGATTGCCGGCTATTGTTTTTCCTTGATCACCTAAAGCAATTGCTCTTTCAGATAATTTACCTCTTCTTAAGTTTTTATTGTAATCCTTAATAAAATCATAAACATCTTTACCGTCTTTAAATTCTAAATTTGTAAATCCTTTTTTCTTTAAAAACGGCAATAGCATATCTCCAATTTTAGCAAACATGTCGCCAAGTTTATCGGACCAAGTTAATTCTTTACTTGCAACAATCTCAAAGAATTGTGTTAAGTATTCGTCGGGATTTTCTTGTAAATATTGATCAGTATATAATCGCTCTCCTTTATCTTCTTTAAGAACTCTATCCATTACAGCATTATAATCTTCATCGCTTAATACACTTAAAAATTTATCTTTAAGTTCTGTAGCTTTTACCAAATCATTTGCCGACAATGTACTAAACGACGATACAAGTATTTTATGTAATAGTTCATGTCCCGCTACATTTGTTTGTCTAGTTCGCTTAGCTAATTCCTTATTAATAATTATTTGCCCATTAGGTAAATTGGTACCAACAGTATTTGACAGTTGGCTTTTTGGCAATCCCATTTTTTCATTAAAATCATCTAATGCTTTTTGTCCTTCCGCTTGAGTTTCAAAAGCAACTAAAGCATCTATTGTTCCGTCCGGATTAGTTATTGGGTTTTCAAATTCTGTTTTACCAACTATGCTAGCTAATCCTTTTGCAACTCCTACGTTTTTATTTAATTTTTCAAGTTCTGTTTCAAAACTTTTATTATATATTTCAGTTATTTCATTGTTAGCAATTTCAATCTTCTCGTCAATAGCCCCATGAAAAGGCTTTGCAATTGTTTTTTTGCTAGTTTCTAAATCTTCTACTTCCTGTAATTTTCTAATTAAGTTTAAACTAGTGGCAGCATCAGTATCTTTAGGTATTTTACTTAATTGTTGCACTGTAGAAAACGCTTCTTTCTTTAACTTCTCTGCTTCATCTAATGTAGCAGATCCATTTTTTACTAAAGCATCTAGGTTTTCTGTTAATAAAGTAGGGTTTTGTCCTAACGTATATAAATTAATAAGTTGTTGATTAGGATCTGAAGAAAAGCTTGGGATTTTTGCATTGGCAATAAGGCCCCCTGATAAAAATGACAAACCGGTTGTATTAATAAAGTCTTGGTATGTATAATTATCTTTTAATATTTTTTGCCCAGCAAGCTCGTTTATATTAGCGTTCACAACTTCTTGTTCGCCTTTTTGTTGTATATTTTCTTGAATAGATTCTTTACCCCCTTCTTCAACAAATCCAACAACACCTCTAGCCGCGGATTTTACTCCACGATTTAAAGTGTTTATAAACCCACGAGTACCCGTGTCTCTAAATTCGTTTAAAGCGGTTGTCACTAATCTTCTTTCAGCAGATCCAAATATAAGCTCTTTAGCTTTAGTTTGAGGAGACAAAGGAGCTGTTAATGCGTATAGCACAGCCATTTGATTCCCAGCGGTTAAAGCCAATGATTCTGCTTGTCTGTCGTCTATACCGGCGTTTTTTGCTGCTTTTAATGTTTGTTCATATCCATTTGAATATCCAAATGCACTTTGCGCAGCAATGGAGCTAGCTATTTCTTTTGTTATAGGCAAAGGCATTTTAGTTAACGCTTTACCGCCAACAGCTTCGCTTAAAGCAACCATGTTTTTATATTCCGCTACAGAAGAAAATCCAGCTCTAGTAGCTAACGCTCTAGTACCAATTGCTCCTCCTAATCCCATGGTGGCCTCTGCTAATACTATTTGCGGCACCATTGCGCCTAATACTTGAGCAGTGTTCTTTGCGGCTCCTCTAGGGCTTACAGACCAGTCTTCTTTACCTTTACTAGCAATTTCTAATTTAATTTCTTTATATTCTTTATCCTCAATTATGCCATTTAAGTTGAATCCATGCGTAATGTCGTATAAATTACCTTCTCTATCTTCTAAATACTTTACACCTTTTACATTTACACTTTTTCCTTCAATATACCCATAATCTTTTGTGTCTGGGGTTTTGTATGCATCATATATAGCTTGATCTCTGCTTAAGTCAGCTTCTTTATCAAGGCCTACTAAATCTTGTACGGTGGATATTAATTCTTTACTAGTATTCCACATACTACCAACTAGGTTTTTTGCAAAACCAAATGTTTCTTCTACCGCAGCTAAAGGAGTGCTTCTAGTTTTTAAATGTTCTCTAGCTTTTTTTCCTTCTACTATAGCAGTATCGGATATTTTTTTTAATGTAGGAAACATTGTTCCATTATATTCTGACAATGCAAGCTCATCTACCGTAGAAACCGGAGCGCTTGATTTTTTAACATATTCCCAGTCTTTTTCAGGAGTTGCCTCTTTTTGTTTTAATTGCTTATATAAAGTGGCCCTTTTAGATTTATCTAATATATATAAATTTAGATAATTATTTAAAATTCTTTCTTTTTTAAATTTAACTTCTTCTTCAGACTGAGTATTTCTGCCCATCCAATCGGGAGCATAGTCTTCTAACTTGTCTAACCAATTCCTTTCAAAAGCACCACTTTGATCTTTTTCTATAAAATCGTCTTTATATTTTTTTTTATTAATAAAGCCGTCAAAATCATTAGGATCAATACCTAATTGTTTTAATTTTTTTGAATTATAATTTTTTTCAACAAAATCATCGCCTATTTTAGAATTAGAATAATATAAATATGGATTTTTTAAGTCCAAATCATTTAGCTCTATTTCGCTTTTAATACCCTCTTTTGTTTTTAATTTATTATCTATAAGACTTTTAGGTAACCCCATTTCAGAGGTTTTAGGCTTTTTATAAGTTGTTACAGATAAAAAATCTCCATAGCCAAAGTTTGGCTCATACTCGCCGGTTTCTCTTTCTTCTTTTGTATGTAGCCTAGTTCTTTTTTCAACCGGGTTAATGTATTTATTTAAAAAGGGTTCAAACGCTTTTGCTTCTCCCCAAACATTATTTTGAGATACCGATGAAGGTTTTACCGATTTGGATACCGTATTTTTTCCCGTTACAACCGCATCCTTTTTTGCAACGGATTGTTTCTTTCCCGGCTTTACGATGCCTCTGTTTACGGGTTTTAATCCGTTATTTTTTATAAAATCACTTGCATTTTCTTTTCCTCCAGCGGCTTCATTTACTTCGTCCTCTGTATATATTATCCCATTTAATTCGTATTCAAACATAGTATATATTTATTAGTTGTAATTATTTTTTAAAAATATTTGGCAGCAGCAGTAGCTTTATCAGGATACGCGGTATCTCTTTCTTGCCCTTCATATAAACCAGTTGAAGTCATTCTTTGAACTTTCCACATTTTCATAGCTGCATCATAAAATAAATTAACAGATCCATCAGGGGAAGGTTGGGAAGACATATCGCTTGGATTCAAAAGCCATGTATTTACTTTTTTTACGTTTGCATCTAATTTGGCTTTATTTAATTTTTGCTGAGGTGTTAATTGCTCAACAGCATTTTCTTTTTTAGCCACTATATCTGGATCGCTTTTTTGGTACCATACTGTATCAACTCTTTCAATTTTAGCGCGCTTAGCTAATACATCTTCTTTTGTTGCATCCCGAGAATTATAATTAGATAGCTTATCGTCAAGGTCTAATTCAAATAATCTATCACTTATAAATTTTTTTTGCTCTTCGGGAGTTTTATATTTAGCAGTAAAATCTTTTAAACTCATTGGCCCTTGTTTTAATCTTAATTTTATAAAAGATTGATAAACAGTAGGATCTTTTAAATCTGAATTTAATAAAGACTCGGCTCTAGCATCATAGTATGGTCTTGTATTATCCTGAATTAATTTTGTATTCAAATATTTTGTAGTAACAATGCCCTCGCGGCCCTGGCCCATACCTTTAGCATTGACTACAGAAAATTCTGGAGCTCCTGCATTAACCCAATATTGTTTAAACGGTTCTTTTGTTTCCGGATCAATAATATTTCCTTGATCTTTACTCCATTCTTCGCCTTTAGATCCATCAGGCACTTTTGTAAAAAAAGTTCCGTCCCAGGTTGCTTGTCCCAGTTTTTGATTAAATTTTAAAGACAAATTACCAGAACCATCGTCTATAATATATCCATTCTTAATGCCGTTAGTTATTTCTGTTTCTAAGTCTTCATCTTTAACTGAATTAGCGTATTGTAATTTTAATTGATCTTTTAATTTTGCTCTAGTCCCTACATTTGTTTGTATATCTAAAGTAGTATCTGAAGGATCTTCCTCCTTGTATGTTAAATCTTTTTTAACTTTATCTCTATAACTAAAATTATTAGGGTCTGAAGCGTAACAAGTTGTCTGATTAATTAATCTATCTAATCCCGTGTTTCCATGCCAAGCTATTGAAGTTTGATCATAAGGACCCATATCAGCGTATTCAGTAACATTAGTTTGCATTTTTGTAAGCCACCCAATAGAATTATCTTTATATTGATTAACTTGCTCTCTAAATTTTGCATTTGCATTGATTACATCCGTGTCTTGCACCTCGGTAGCTGCTTTTGCTGCATTTTCCCCGTCTCTCGTAAGAAGAGTAGCAAGATTAGCTTTTGCTTTTTGCTGCAAAACAATATCAGTCGTAGAAATTTTATTTACAGCATCTCCAATTTCTTT